TGGCGGCGTTGGCGGCGGCGTTGGTGGCGGCGGTGGCGTAGGCGGCGGCGTTGGTGGCGGCGTTGGTGGCGGCGGCGGCGTAGGCGGCGGCGTTGGCGGCGGCGTTGGTGCGGGCGGCGGCGTAGGCGGCGGCGTTGGCGTAGGCGGCGGCGTTGGTGGCGGCGTAGGCGTAGGCGGCGGCGTTGGTGGCGGTTTCCTTCGTCGGATTGTCGCAGTACACTTGCGCGGACACAATCGCGTCTCGACAGACCTCCCAGTCCGCTTCGGGCACGAGATACAGAACCTTCTCAGCCAAGAAACACGCGAGTCGAATCGACAGGATCGGCTCCATGTCAGGGTGCGCAGTTCCAGGTTGGCGCAAGAGAATCGGCCACATCTCGTGACGTCGTTCATTTGAGATTGAGTCGTTCACGGTGATCGCCAATTTGTTCAACACAGGATTTACGCAGTCGGGGGTATCTGTTTCGTCTCCTAGATCGAGCCGTCCTGAGACGAGCCACGAAATAGCCTGTTCAGCACAGACGTTTCCTGAGCCAGGGTTCTGCTTTCCTGACGAGAGTCGCGGCAGTTGGTTGGGGATAATGGTTTCCTCTTTCATTTCGCATCCTTAAATGCTTCGTCGACCTTGCTCGCGATGTCCTTGTGCAGCGGTGTGACGTTGTCCTCGATCAGTAGTTCCAGTTGTCCCTTGCGCTCGGCTTCGAGTTTCTTGATGCGCTCTTGCATCTTTTGGATTCCGGCACGGGCTAACTTCGCGTCGGTGAACATCGCGCCGGTCGAGTCGAAAATCTGCACGAGCGTGTACGAGACTGCGTTGCCGCTGTCGTCGCGCACGACGTCGTAGCGATCCTTGGTCTTTCGAACGCGACAGGCGATGTAGACGTCCTCGCCGACATCGGGTACAAGCGGTTCGACGTCAACTGCCTTTGAGAGTCCGTCGCCGAGCTTGTTGACGACGACTGACGTTCCTGTGATTGGCAACCCTTTGTAGTCGCCGAGAATTTCAGATGAGTCTTTCATGGATTCCTTCGTTCGTGGATGGATGAATCGTAGGTTACATCATACATCAGGCGACGAGTGCGGGCTTGAACGAGTCTCGAAAACTCCCTGCAATTCAGGTTCGTTCTTCATCAGGAGCCGAGCGTAGAAGGCCACGTAAGTATTCGAGAGCTTGTAACCGCTCACGTCGATTGTTCTCTCGTACCAGGACCACCTAAGTTGTTCCGCCAGCATTTTGCATCCGAACCGCTTATGGCCGCGATTGACCAAGATGAACGCCAGACGACGCAACTCGTCATAGACACGAGGATTGGCCTCATGGAACGCCCTGGCTCGTTCCTCGATCGTCGCCGTGTGCGGTAGGTCGACCTCGTTCATGGGGGTGACGTCGAAGAGGGTGTCCATCAGAACAACGTATCCAGACCCTCGCGAGGCAACCCGGTCGATGAGTCATAACCACCGCAGTTGAGCGTATTGAGTTCGGTCGCAATACTTCGTAGTTCTTGCATTATCGCTAATAGTGCATGGACCTGCGCCTGAGCGAAATAAATGACATCGTCATCACCGACCGGTCGCTTGGCTAGATCTTCCAGCACCACCATTGCTTTTGCCTCGTGATCAATTATATTCATTTCAAGTCCTCACTCTCGCCGGCACTGAGCGCCAGCCCGAGTAGGTTGGCCGGTTGTCCGAAGCCTCCGTGTGCGTGTGTCCAAGAGTGCGCGTCGTTACAAAGAGCTATGAGATTCGACTCAGCGTTCGTCCCGCCGCGCGATCGGTACTTGCGGTGGTGGACGTGAACGGCTGGGTGAGGCTTTGACCCGTCGCATGCGTTCCACAGCAGGCCGCGCTCTTTGCGAGCAAAGTGAAAGGTGAACTTCGGCGCCTCGCACATTCCCCTGGCGCGTTCCATGATGATCGGCTTCATTCGATTGAACTCGGCGTCGTACTCTTTAAGTCGCTTGGACTTCTTCACGACTTCACTCCCCTCATAATCCTCACGTCGGCCTTCGGATCCTTGCTCAAGATGAAACCCCTCATTGACCAGGCTTCGAAGAACGTCATCATCGTTCGGTTATCGGTTCCTCGTACTGCAGTGACGCCGTAGACCGTGACGTAGAAGCGGCGCTTCATACGTGCGCCTCGTCGCACTCTTGTTGCGACTTCAACAGAACGCCGATGCATTCGGGTTTGAACTCTTCACGCGCGAACGGTCCGTACATCGCGACCTGACCGCCAGGATTGCACCCGAGTCGATGAGCCGCCGCGACTGCGCTTGTCGCGTCCATCGCGGGAACGATGCAGGCGCCTAGCCATGACGGACCTCCCGGTCGCTGTTCTTCCAAAGGAATCGACTTAGATATCTCGGTGTCAACGAACGACAGATACCAGACCGACATGTCGCCCTCGTCGAGCGACGATGCCATCAGGTCACGAAATGAAGCCGCTGCAATTCGTCGGTCACGTTCTTCGTCCGAAACTCTCATCACGCCCCCGTCAACGTGTACGCCCGCCAGACCTTCACCCGACTCTTGGCGTTCGAGAGTTCGATGAGTGCTCCGAGTCGTAGAGCTACGGCCTCGTCTTTCATCACGCCTGACTTTCCGACTTGGGTGAGGGTGTGCCGGTCGATGGTGATGAAGTAGGCGTCGGGGTTTTTGCGGACGCGGATCATGGCGTCTCGCCACAGCGACTGCAAATTATTACCTGAGTCAGCGGTATCGGCTCTAGCCCATCAGGTGACGCGCCGATGGTTTGCTTCTCGCGCTCTGTCACACACCGCCGACACAACAACGCAGTTATTCCATTCGCGTCGTACTTGACGTACCCAGGAACCTCAGTCGTCTCAGGCATGTCGCTTCACCACGCCAAGACGCTCGGGTCGAAAGTGCCGCCAGTGTTCCCTGTTCGGTGGTCCGCCGAAGACGCAGATGGACTGACACTCGCCCTCTTTCACAATCGCCGAATGAAAGACGAACCTCCCTCGCTCGCCGGTTATGGTGACGACCGTTCCTCGCGTGAGTGTCCGGCGTCCGAGTTTCACTTCGCGGACCTCGCCTCGTGAGAGTCGGTTGAGTTCGCTCTGGATGCGTCGGGCTTCGAGTTGGGAGGGGGTCATGAGTCGTTCCTCGGGATTGACGCGAGTCCTCTTTCGTAGCCAGCGTCAAATGCTTCTTCGTGACTGGGAACACTGGACCCGAAAATCGGATGAGCAACCTTGAACATGCGCTGAACCTTCGCCATCGTTTCTGGCGCGTAGTAACCCGATAGATAACCGACGTTTGAATCCGCTGCCGTGTTCTCGGCTCGGTACTGCGCCATGAATCGGTCGGCGCTGTCTTGGTCGTCCGAACGCGCTATCGCAAGAATCGCGTCGCTCAGTTTCCCAATGGTGCTCAAATCTTCACCGTTCCAATTCATGACCGTGACTCCCTCACAGCGATCGTCAGCACGCCCACGGTCGCCGGAATCGCGACGACGAAGAACGTGACCTCGATCACCTTGATGATGATGTGTACCATTTCTTTCCTCTCCAGTTGCTTGTATGTTCAATCATACAGTATTCACGGCCAGAATTCAGGGAATTCAGTTTTCACGCGGTTATATTGAATCCGCTCTTCCCCGATGAGCCGAGCGTCCTCTTGACTCACGATCAGTCCAGTCTGGTGAACGGCGGTCCTCGTGAAATAAGCCCTGGAATCTCTTGCTCGACGTCTCAATTGCGCGACGTTGACCGGCTCGGGGGGCTTGACCGATTGGAAACAGTATTTACAGGGTCGTATCCAATACGGCAAGTTGGCAACCAGGTCCACGTCTGTGCAAAACCTGTCATTTGCCCACGTCCAAAGCATCGCCCGGCCCGTCTTTGGGCAACCCGTCTTGTGGACAATCTCGCCGTTCTGGGAGCGCAGGTAGCCGGGGGCCTGAGCGCCGTCGCTAGCCACGAGCTATCTCCCGACACGCCTTGATGGACTTGCCGATCTGTTTATCCAAGTCCTTCTGGAACTTCCGTAGGTTCATCTCGGTCATCACCAAAGTTACAGTTATCGGTTCGACATCCCTGGCTCGGAAGGCGAAGGTGATCGAAGGCGCCACGGTCTCAGTCTCGGGGTTGTGGACGGAGGATGACACGACGATGGCGTCGAATCTCCACGGAGCCTCTGTTACCCAATTGGCACTGGCCTTCAGGTACGTCTGGTACGCGGTGTCGACGAGGTTCTGGGCGGTCTCTAAGTCTCGTTCTAGTTCTTGGGCGAGGTCGTAGTCGTCTGACTCTTGCGCCTGTTGGAGCATGTCGGCGAGTTGGTTGGCGTCGGCGACGGCGGTGGTCCAGGCGGTGCGGAGCTGTTCATTCGTCATCGTCGACCTCCGAGAACAGAGGTTCGGCAGTTTCTTCGAGAGGTCGGTCAACGGTTTCCATGTTCCGCTTCGCCTGAATGAAATATGACTTCTTCAACTCCGCGCCGATGCCAATGCGTCCCATTCGTACCGCCGCGTAAACCTCCGATCCGACACCCATGAACGGGGTCAGCACCTTATCGCCCGGCTCCGTTCGAAGATCCAAGAATCTTTCAATCACGTCGAGCTGTAAGGGGTGGACGTGCTTCTCGTCATCCTCGTCTTTGGAATCTTGAAATGGCAAAACACGACCTCCGCGAACGTCGTCCCATACCGACGAGGCATAACGTCGCCAAATCCAATGTGACCACCGGTTTAGTTTCTGATCGCCCTGATGCCCGCGCCAACGTTCCAACTCTTTCGGCGGTTGTTCATCGCCGGCGTACTCTCCCGTTAAACCAATCGGATGAGGGACGGGTTCTTCACCTGGCTTTCGGAAAACTAACAGTTCATCCGGTGACGCCATACCGCCTTTTGTTCCGTCGATAACAATCGTTTTGTGCGCAAGGTTTCCTTGCATGGTCCTTCGTCGAACCGCGAGAGGTTCTTTCCAGATAATGTGCCGAGCGACGAAATCGAACCCGGCCGACTGATGAGCTCGAATCACATCACCAGGAAAGTCGATGTACGAACCGAACGAGGCCGACGCCACGGATGGAACTAATGAGGCATGAACACCCGAACATCTCCCCGGAATAGTTACCCTGAAAATCTCGTCAATGACGAATCGGTACATCTCGAAAAACTCGTCGTAGTCACGAGTGTTCGACAGGTCGCGGTCATCCGATGAATAGTGATATAGACCCCCGAACGGCGGGCTGTAAATCGTCGCGCCTAGACAATCGTTTGGCAACGACCGAAGAACGTCCATGCAATCTGCGTGATAAATCGCGAATCGATCATTAACTACTTGGTCACCTACTTGAGCCATGACGGAATCTCCATTTCGTTTTCAAATTCGGTCCGTCGAATTGACAGAGCGTTATTCATTTCTGCTACGAGTAGTCGAAACATTTGATCGGCCTGGTCGCTCTTGCGCTTCAAGTTCGCGAGAACCTTTTCGCCACCTGGTGTCGTTATGAGATTTACCTCGACCGTATTCTGTTGACCGAATCGCCACATTCGCCTAATGGCCTGGTACATCTGTTCATAGCTGTGACTCGGAAAATACGTCATCGTATGCGAGTGTTGCCAGTTCAGGCCCCAGGCGCCAATCTTGGGCTTGGTTACCAGAACTCGAATCTCGCCCCGGCCGAACGCGGTAAGTTTCTCCTCTTTCGACCCGTCAGAATCCGACCCAGAAACCTCAACTGCGCCATTAATCATTTGAGTGAGAGCGCGTCCCTCGTCATTCAAGTGACACCAGGCGACGCCTGTTTCAGCATCAGAAAGAATCGAAGCGGCCATTTCGCATCGTTCGGTGAGTGTGCGCCGTGTCTCTTCACGTTCCTCTTGCAGACCTATCGCCGGCAAGTCAAATAGTGAACCATCTTTCACGCGAGTTGGCTCTACACAGTGCGTTTTTTCAACGAGGGGCGGAAGAATAAAATCTCCGTCCTCGTAGCCAAGATCGCTCGGCTTGCGAACCGCCCGAGCCCAACTGACAACCCACCGCCAGAATGGAGTTTCAGCATGTCCCTTGAGTCGCCATTCAACCGAACCCCCGCCACTGGTGCGGCCTCGAGATGACACGGAGCGATCGCTGTTAATGAAGAATCGACCGAGCATGTCAACGTGGCCCATTTCGCCAAGTGCCTCGGCTGATGTTCCAAGTTCGATGTAATCATTCGGCGCGGCCGTCGCCGTCGCCAGTAGTCGGTATTGGTGCAAGCGAAGAAACTCCGTCACTCTTGCTCTGGTCGCTCCTTCGAATGATTTGATCGCGGAACTTTCGTCACACACTACGCCGCCGAAGTCGAACCAGTTGAACTTTTCCAGTTGTTCGTAGTTCGTTATGACGATGGGACTCTGAATTGAACCGTCGCGAGATAGATGAGCCTCGTAACCGAATTTCTTAGCCTCGCCGATCATCTGATATCCGACGGCCAACGGGGTGAGAATCAACACGGGCTTGCCTGTTTGCTCGTGAACGTTCTGCGCGTAGGCAAGTTCGATAGGGGTCTTTCCTAGACCGCAGTCCGCGAACAATGCCGCGCGTCCTTTTCGAACCGCGAACTCCAATAGGTCGCGCTGGAAGTCAAATAAGTGATCGGGGATTACGGTCGGGGTAAATCCACCCTCGTCTCGAAGTTGAGCTCTTCGAGACAGAAACGATTCGTAGGCATCGCTCACAAGTTCCCCCTCAGTTTCTTTCGTAGATCCTTCATGTGTTCGGGCATTGGTTTTGATTCTTCGCGCCGGCGAAAAGCGAAACGGCTGTGAGGCTCATGTCTCTCTCTTCATTGATCGAATTGAATTGGCGAAACCTTTGGGGGCCGGGGTGCTTTCGGCGTGGCGGCGCTCGAGTTCGGCTTGCCAGTCGGTGTCGTCTTGGATCTGTCGGGATATGTCGGCGCGGTCGTTGAGGGTTGCGCCGATCGGTGCGAGTGCGAAGTCGCGCCAATAATTTCCAGGACCGAAGAATCTCTTGCCGTAGACCGTGTACTGATCATCCTGACCAACTCTCGAGAACGCGTAGTTGATCGTGGCGTCCATGAGTTGCTCAAGGGTTCCGCGTTTTGCCCTGACCGTGGCCGTGAAAGATTTGAGCGCCTCGCCGCGGCCCTTCTTCTTCGGATAGTGCTTCCAGGTCTCTTCGAAGGCGGACTCAATTATTGAATCTGAACAGGATTCATTCTCTTCATTATTCATTAAAGGTAATTCTTCATTAGTGTCCGATTTTCCGTTTACCGAATTTCCGTGAGCGGAAAATCGGCTTGCGGTTTTATCAGGGAAAATAGGCTCTTCGAACACTTCGGAGTCGATTCCGTCGAACCTCTCACCGTCGCGGCGCTTCTTGGTCCTGCGGATGTAGCCGAGCTTTTCGAGTTCACTCAGGCCGCCCATGACCGACGCCTTTCCTTCGGGTGATTGGGTCACTAGATGAGCGACGATCACGTTCCAGTTGTCGGGCTTCGAAAGAAGATAGGCCAGCAGTCCTTTAGCCTTCCACGACAGGCGTACGTCCTCGAGGCCGACCTTGGACATGACAAGGTATCGTTCACGTTCCGGCGTGCGGATTATCATGGCGCGTTGACTTTGTAACACACATCGCTTATGCTCACGGTTGACCTTTCGTAGTGGCTGGGTCTTCAACGAATCGCCTCCGGAATCAATCTCCCGGGGGCGATTCGTTTTTAGTTGGAACTTGAACGTACTACTCCGGAAAGTCACTTGCAAGTTGCGCGATGACCTGGTTCGCCTGGGCCGTCGTGAGGTCGTTCAGGCTCAAAACCTCGGCCTCGAAGATGGACTTGGCCGCGTAGTCGTGGATGACTTGGCGGTCCTTGAACCCTGCCTCTTGGAAGCGGATATTGAGTTGGGTGATCTTGTTCTTGGATGCCTTTGGCGGGATGATTGCGTCGGGTTTAACAGTCTCAACCTGTACTTGAGGGTTAGAGTCTGTCGTCGTCGCGTTGAGGATTTCGTGAACGATCGCCAGTCCTCTCTCCGTCTGTTCGGCGTTCCATGATGACGTCGGTAAGGAGAGTTTCGCCGCGATGAACTTGGAGCGAGCTTCGACTTGTTCCTCGTCGACCAGCATCCCGAACGCCGCGTCGAATGGTGACTTGGCGGAACTGACGGGCTCATCGTCCTCATGGACCACGCCACGCGCTCGGGGTGCGATTCCGGTCGGCTTGATCGGCTCGGCGGCGTTTGAGCGCTTGGGCTTCTCCACGGGGGTATTCACACGTTCAAGTTGCTCGGCAACACTCAGAGGCTCACCGTCGTCCGAAATCGGCGTGATGGGGCTCGAGATGGCTACCTGTGTGCCCCTAGCAAGTGCCGCAAGGTCAAGGTCAAAGTCGATGACCGGAACCGCGAACTTCCTCGTGACGGGTTTTCCAGTCGCGTCAGGTCGCTTCGTCTCGCGCTGGTCCAACCGAAGGACGCCGGGGAGGATTGAGATTCCTCGCGCCTTGGAGATCAAGGTCGCGAGTTCGAACGCTCCGCTTATCTCATTGGCGGCGTTCCACCCTTGCGTATCGAGTCGCCACAGTCCCGCACCAGGTAGGTCAGCCAACATGACACTGAGGCGAGTGTGAGGCTTGCACTCTCGGTTGTTGGGATCACAGACGCAGTCCTCTTCGCTCGGAACTTGGAAGGCTCCGTTGCACCGACGCTGACAACCACCGCCCGACCAGAGTTCGTAGTACTGACTGAAGCTCATGGACTCAGGCGGAATCAGGATGTCGAGGACCATCGATTCGGTCATCACTTCCCACTGCCGACCGGCCGGCGCGTCCTCCCAAATCTGCGGGTTGCCTCCGTACTTCTTGGCGACGGAGATGATCGCCGATTCACTAGATGAAGTGAGCCGGAACGTCTCAGACTTCTTCGGTCGCGTGTACGCCTTCCCCTGAGCGTTCGTTGCGTGGACGACTTCGCCGATTCGAATACGGCCCGTCTGCGCGAGCCTTCGCTGGATGTCAATGATTGGCATTTCATACCGCCCTTCTGATCATGGGTTCGCCGATGACCTGTTTCGCTAGGCCATTTGCCCAGTCGAAGATTTCTATGCAATGAAGAAACTTCTCGAATACCTCTTCGTCGGCCTTGACTGGGTGTAGTGTCGCGTGCTCAGGTGTCAGGTGCAACACGACCGCCCCGTCGACCTGTGGCATCTTCACGCCGAGTTCTTCCTCGTCGGTGTTCAAAAGGTAGTAGCGACGTCGGTACTTCTCGAACCGACGCGCTCGCCATGTTGCAATGAGTTCGGCGTAGCGATAGGCCGACAGTTGCAACGCCGCCTCGGGGTACGGTCCCGTTGGCTTGCCGTCAGACCCAACGGCTTTGCGCGATGTCTTCGTGTCTGAGATCACCGTCATTCCCTGGACCTTCATGAGGTTGTCCAGAGTCCCGGCGTAGCCGTAGGTCTTGTTGTAGACCGCTGCCTCGGCCGCAATGTACTCGGGCTGCCAAATCTGCGCCCACTCATCGAAGCGGTCAAGGAATGGAAGTACCTCGGGGTTCTCGACGTCTGGACGGATTCCAGTGAGTGCGTACTGTTCAACGGCCTCGTGGACCTGAGTGCCGAGTTCAGCCGCCGACACCATTCCTTTCTGTGGTCGGAAGCGTGCGTCACGCAACCACTTGACAACGGCGTCGCGTCCTTCCTCTTTGATTCGTCGGGGAAGTGATGACGCAACGTGCACCGCGAGTTCGGCGGTCTGTTCAGCGGCCCAGTACAGCAGGGCCGGCTTGTCAAGACCGATCAGCGTCGTCACCGAGTAGAAACGAAGATCCTCGTCTTGCGGTTTGGCGTCGACCTCACCGAGAAATATCGACGGGTTCGTCATACCTTCACCGCCCGCAACTCAGCGATGGTCGCCTCACACTGCTCGATGATGGCGTTCAGTCGCGCCGATGATTCAGCGGAGACCTGACGCTCGTTACGCAGTTCGCGCCTGAGTTCGTAGATCTCGCGCTCACAGCCGTTCAGTCCATGTTCAGTCATACTTTTCCTCTCCAGGTACGCTCAGTTTGAACGTATGTTTAATCATACAATAATCTAGTCTTGAACTGTGACACGGCCCGAAAGTCCAATGATTTAGCGGGTTTACGCGACGAAACGGGGCCCCGAAGACCCCGCTTCATCACTTCCTGGAGGGGAAGTTACCACCCGAAGGCGATGCGACTACCCTATCAGAATTGACCGCCGATGAACTGGCTTATCGTCTGCGGGAGACTCGCGTCTAAGCCCACACACTGCAACGTCAACGGGTCTTCCACGTCACCGACCGAATGGCTCGTCGCCGTCATTGACGCGATGACGTTTCTGACTTCGTGACCAACGGAACGTCGGTACTCATTCAACGCCTGTGAGGGATGACCACGACCGGCCCACGTCTCGCAGTCGGTGTAGACAACTACCCCATCAACGTCGTACTTCTGAGCCATGAGTGCGCGATACGGCAACGAGAGATACGTCCCGCCGCCACCGTGACGACCGGCCTCTTTGATGGCGTCATCGAGTCGCATGTTCGGATGAATCCCGACCTGCTGGACTCCGGTGTCAACGCCGATGATCATGCTGCGAGGTTCGGTCTTGGCTGCAATGAGCGCCATCGCTGCGGCCTTGGCGATGGGAGCGTCGTACCCTCGGCCAGTTCCGTACCCACCGCCCATCGAACCCGAGGTATCAAGAGCGAACAGCACTCGCTTACCGCTCGGGACGACGTTCGGCATGGAAGCGTAGAAGGCGTTGTCAAGCGCCCCCATGACCTCTTGCACCGGCGTCCATTCTCCCCGTCCTCGATCACCGTGGCCCGAGCCGTAGGTAATCATCGCGAGATAGATCGCCATTGGGTGAACGCGAGACTTTTGGATTGACTCGGCGTTGGTGAGTAGTTCAATAGCTCGCTTCGTTCCATCTGAGAACGGTGTCAAGACACCGGCCTTCGTGAGGTTGCCGAGATTGCGGATGAGCGCGGTCGTCGGCATGTTCTGAAGCAACGCCTCGAGAACCTTCGGGTCGTTCAGGTATTCCGTGTTCACGCACTCGCGAGGCATGTCGAAGTCCTCTATGAGGCTCACCGTCTGAGCAATGGTTGCGGTCTTGGCAAACTCGTAGGCGGTGATGATGTTGGGTAACTCTCCACCTGTGGCACCTTCGATCTTGCCGGCAGCGTAGCGAAGCAACAGCGCGTGATCGTCGTCGGTGGCCTTCGGATGCGAGAGTCGAAGCAAGTCCCGATGTGACCACCCGTTGCGCTGGCGGTACTTCACCAACTGGTAGGCCAACTTCTCGGGCTCCCTCTCCGTGTACCACGAAGCGACAGCCTTACGCGCGCCGCGACCCCATCCGCCGAGTTCGTTGATGCACTCCGCAAACTGGAACAAGTGCGTCCCGATTCGACAGACCTTCGGAACTGATCTGTAGGCCAGTGAACGAGTTGCGTCGTCGCCGTTCTTCGCACACAACGCAAGAGCGAAGATTGCGGGGTCATTCTTCGGCGCAAGTCCCTGGTCCGAGACTTCGACGATTCGATTCACGACGCGAATACCGTCCTGCTTTATGCAACGCAAGACGACGCCGGCATTCTCGCGCGTCAGTTTTCCTTCACCGACGTAGTACGTGCCGCCTTCAGTTCCGAGGATCAGGAAGCGATTGAGACGCGCCCAGTCGTCGACTTGGAATGAGTAGCCGCCAGCGTGGTTCAACTTCATCGCGTCTTCTCGGCCGGGGATTGCTTCGGTCTGCGGTGTCTCGGTGATGTGCTTCAGGTAATTCGTCATCGGTGTTCCTTTCATGTCGTGGGTTTGACGAGCCCCGACTGATCAGAACGATGTGCAGTGCAGATGAGTGTTTCCAAAGGGGATTAAGCGCTCTAACCAACTGAGCTACAACCACTTGCGCGGCTGACTGGACTCGAACCAGCGACCTCTTCCTTAAGATGGATAACCCTTTGAAGCCGACCCGCATTTCACATCTTGAGAGTTCAGATGGATGAGTGTTTGCCAACGGTATTTTTTCAATTAGCAGTTGATAACCGTCAAGCAGCCGACCCATCTTCACTTCTCAGAACTAAACAGACGAGTTGTTCGCCGAGGGAGATATTATCAAGATAACCCTTAAGCGTCCGGCCCGTTTACAACTGAGATGAATCATACATCATCCGTTTACGGTTTGTGTGACAAATCTCCAAACCCGCTAAATCATTGGGGTTTCAGAGCGTTGAAGCCCTGTTGGGGGGTGACTAAGTATACGTTTATGTATTCATGTAACCAGCCTGCGTAACGCATGGATTCATTCACCAAGCCCGAGCAGACCCACGACTGACGATAGGAGTTCATGAACGCTGGGACGAAGTTCCACGTCAGGATGTCGAAGGCGATCGAGAGGATCGTCAGGAATGAATATTTATCCCCAACCTGTGCGCGATTGAACTCCAGAATCTTCGCGCGGTCGCATTCGGTCGGCGGTGACATCGTGACGTACTTTCCACCCGGAGCTACGTCAGCGAGTTTCGCCGTATCCGTGACGCCCCTCATGGTTGCTTGGATGATGTACCACTCTCCGTCAATCTGTCGGTCGACGATGAACTGATGATTCCACTCGCTACCGGGTTTGCCTTTGAGTAGTTCTCCGAAACGTATCAGTCGACCCATCACACCCGTCGTGCGAGCAAACCCAATGTCGCCGGCGATCACACTCGGATGTAGTCAGCGACTATTTGCTTCAGCACGTCAAGGATGACCGTCTCCGACTCGCGAGAGAGCGCCAAGCCCATCGCCTTGTGCAGACCCTGTTCGAGTTCCTTCACGCGCTTCTCAGCGGCCTCGAAGGTCTTGGATTCCTCGAAACCCTTGAACTCAGCGCGCACCTTGTCAAGAACCTCTTCGAGGAATGATTCCTTGGCGGGAGTAGACGCGGTAGGCGTGACGGTTCCGTGAACGTCAGCGAGTGCGGCTTGTAGTTTGGCATGGTCGATGTTCGGGTCGTCGGCGTCGAAGATGACCCAACGGTCCTGCCAGTTCGTCCTTCGGTATGCCGCCGTGTAGGGCTGTACTGCTCCCCAGGTAACGAGAGCGCCCGAGCCGTCAGCGTGCGTGATGATCGTCAAGGTGTCATGGCCGTCCGGTTGGTCCATCGTGTCCCACGGGATTCTCGGGGAGGCGTTGAAGTCATTTGAGGCAATCTGACCGTCAAGACCTTGACCGACGATCGCACCGTCGAACAACTGAGCGAACCAGTCGAACTCTTCATCGTCCACTTCCCCGTAGCCGTAGATGATTCCCTCTTTGTAGAGGAAACCCAACCACGTCGCGTTGTCCACGCCCTCGTCAGGCTCCGGTCCCGGTTCACCTTGGGCGATGCCGTAGGCGAAGTACGTTCCTTCGACGCCATTGAACTTCGGTCGTCCTAGATCACCGCCAATGCTCGGATTACCGGCTTTCGCCATGTTGTTGTGCGACGTCGCCGCGGGCCCACAATCGCCGAACACGTCATTGCCGAGCATCCCCCAACGCTCACCGATTCCCTTCGTCCCATCCCACTCAAGGAACCCCTGGACCGGGGTTACACCGACGAGGAAGTCTCGAGCCTTGAGTCGGGGTTCGTGGCTCTCCTTGTGGGGGCCAACGCGGCCCGCTACGATCTCGTCGCTCATCCCTTCGCCGCCTTCTTTGCAGGAGCCGCTTTTTTGGCGACCTTCTTCACAGGCTTTCTCACGCGCGGCTTCGGCTTCAATGCCTCGATGGTGTCGACGTGGTGATCGAAGAGAAGACTCTGCGTCTTCGTCTGGTTCGCTTCCAGTCGCTTCAAGACCTCCGCGTGATTTGCATCAACCTTGTCGTGAAGTGCTTCGAACCTGCGGTCATTCTTCTTGGTCATGCTTCTCCTTTTCGAAAGGCTCTTGACGAGCGTCACGAGCCAATGTTCCCACTTCTCGAATTCTGCCTTCGCCTCATCGTATTCGGGTATGTCAGGGTGGTTGGTGATTACGTGGTCGACCTTCGACTCCAGCCGTTTGAAGAAGTTTCGCACGGCGGGGATAAGGAATGATGCGGCGATAAGTGCAAGGATCGTCCACTGAATATTCTCGGGGCCATTGCCCTTGTCCGAACTCCACCACCACGTGAACCATTGGTGCGAAAGCCAACTCACGGGGCGAGATTAATCAGAGCTCCGTGGCGAACCACAGGTGCAGACAGACCGCAATCAGACCAGCGCCGAGCCACACGGCCCAACTGGTGATGAAGGCCGCTCCTGAGGCCACGATGATCATGAGAGCGAACATCACGATGGCGAGGATGAGCCAGATTGGAAGGCGGTAACGCCTGCGAGTCGGTGAAGGGTTAGTCATGATGACCTTTCGTTAGTGAAACGCGCCAAGAAGGATCAGAATCACGACGATGATGAGAACCGGGATGAGCCAACCGCGCATATCCGAAGCCTAGGCTCCCTCGTCGTCTTTTCGCCGTTCTTCTTTCACTCGACTCTGTTCGTCGACAATCTCGCCCAATACGCGGGTCTGTTCGTCCAGCACGTCACGCGAACTACTTCCAGCATCAGGCTTTGAGTCCTTCACGAGCGCGGCGGTGTCGTGCTGAATAGCACCCAGGATGTCCGCCTGACGCGCTTCGCTCGCTTCATGCTCCGAGGCGAGGGCCTCTTTGACCTCGGCGACTGAGGCGGGGGGCTTACCGGCAATCTCAGACAGCGTTGTCTCGATGTTTGCGACGGAGTTGTGCAGGCTCACGACGTCGTCTTGAATCTTCAGTACCGTGCCGTTCTGTTGCCCGAAACGAGTTGACATCGCGAGTACGGCTTCGGAGTTTTCCTTCGTCTCAGCGGTAGCGGCTCTCGTCGCCGCGATAGCGGTAGCGGCGTTCGCGTTGGCGTCTTTGATCTGTTCCATGAATCCGGGCGGTGGCTCCGGTTCAAGGTCGCTCTTAGGGCGCCCGACGATGAACTCTCGTAGTTCGTGGACGAACTTGAACTGCTTCGCGACGTAGACGCCGAGCCCCGTGAGCATCGCGATGATGAGTCCGTCAGCGATCTCTGTGAATGACGACACGTGTGGCGCGGTCTGTTGGACGATGACGCCGAGCACAAGTTATCGGTGTTTCCGATAGTTCTTGTTCGCGTACAACCGATTGGCGGCGATATTGAGATTCACGTCTGGTCGAAACATCAACCCTCCCCAGTAGAACACGGTCCACTTGTTCGCAACTGCAAGGTTGACCTGCGCCTTCGTCGTGAGTAACACGAGGCCAGCCTTCGTCAGTTGCGCCGCTGTGGGATTAGTCGTTGGCTTAGGCGGCAGAGGTAGTGCTAAAGCTGGGCGAGTGCGGAACTCAAAGTTGTCGGTGTCGTAGGGGAACTGCCCGATGAGTGTTCCGGTCTCTTCGGCTTGGAAAACGAGTCCGGGCCCGACGTACATCATGACGTGACCCGGGTTGGGATCGATCGGCGCGCCGGGAATGAATATCAGGTCACCGACCTCATACGGCACACTGTTGCCGATCGGGTATTCCTTGTAGGTCGTCTCGGTCGGTCGAATCAAGTGAACACCGACTTGCGCGTAGGCCCACGTCACGAGTCCGTCACAGTCGGTTCCACCTGATTGCGGCCACGTCCCCCCGTAGACGTAGGGCTTGCCGTCCAGTTGTCGAGCGAACTCAAGCGCAGCAGCGCCGGCGTTATCGCGGTTGTAGCTCATGGGTTCAGATTACTTTCGATGTCGAGAGTTTCACGGACACCTACAACATCATGATTATCTGAGCGCCGCCCGTGGAAATCCCGACCTTCCAAATCACGTCATTGGTCGAGTCGGTGAAGTAGAGGTTCCCATCCGGTCCGACACAGGAGCCGTAGCCGCCGGGGTAGATGAGTGTGCCGTCGGTGATTTCGACCTGTGTCAAATCCCCTGAGTAGTCACTGACCAGGGCCGCATAGTTATCCCCTGACGTTGACGTAGTGAACCAGATCGAATCACCGGTTGGGACCACGTTGTAGTAGGCGTGCGTGCCAGAAGAAGGAAAGTCCGTGAACGATCCGCTCGGCGTCATCTGCCACACGTTGTTGTCGTCAGAGATCCAGTAGTTCCCGTCGCCGCCCAACGCAATCCCAGCAGCATCAAAACCACTGGCCGTGTAAGTGGCGACCAAAGTCCCAGTGAGGTCAACCTCGTAGACCGAGGAAAGAACGTAGCGAGGGATCATTAAGTTCCCGTCGGCCGCCGAACAGATCGCTTGACCGAACGCGACCGCTCCGGTGACAGTGAGTGCGGTCTGAACGCCGCTCATGGTTATTCGTACTAAGACGTTCGTCGTCGGTGACGTTCCGTAGAGGTTCCCGTCCGCTCCGACGCAGAGGCTTCCCAGACCGGTCGTGAGGTTCCACGTGTTCAATACCGTCCCGCTGGTGTCGACCTGTGCGATATCGGTGTAGACCCCGACATATCCATAGAGAATCCAGAGATTCCCGTCAGGCCCCGCGACGATCGGTCCTTGACCACTGAGTGCGGGGGTCGAGTAGGTACTCACGACGCCAGCGGTCGTCATCGCACCCACGTAGACGTCGCTCGTGGTGAACCAGAGCCGCCCGTCACTGCCAGAACAGATTGCGTAGGGCTGATAGGGCGAGACTGAGAACGGCGTCGAAAGTAAGGTCTCGGTCGGAGTCGACACTAGACCGTCGCGGTCAGGATGCTGAAGGACATATCACCCGTTCCGGTTGAACTCGTCGAAACCCCGCGAACCTCCGTCAGATTGGGGATCCGATATGGCGTGCATGTCCACGCGGTTGCGGAGGTGGTCACGCTCAGTCCAGTCAGCCCCGTGACGTCAGAACCATTGACTTGCACTTTCATCGTGAGTGATCCCGCGCTCGTCTTTCCCTTCGCACCGACGACATACGCATTGCCGCTCGGCACGAATACGCCGGGAAATGTTTGATTGGGAATCGGTCCAAGTATCGCGTAAGCCAAAGACGACTGAATCCCACCACCGGCGCCGGCCATCGTCCCAAGAATTATTCGGTCGGACCCGTCGACCATGACAAGAACGTTGTCGCCCTCCGTTGGCTGATACCAACCCTGAAAACTAACGTCGGACCACTGCGAGCCGTCCGTCGCGCCGCCCGGAGCGACGTCGACCGTGTACGCATTCACCGTGACGACCACAGCCCACACGAGACGAGTGATCGTCTGTTTTGGGACCGCGACGTTTGCCTGTGATCTCACCGCGTCCGCGACGTCACGAAGTCTCGCGTGCAGTTGCGACGAGGGAGTATCGCTCATGAGGGAGGCGCCCAGACCAATCGACCGACTGCTTGGGTCCCCTGGCCGCCAGCCGTCAGATCAATAGTCACCTGGTCAAGGATGTAGTTGAACCCGTCGGCCGATGAGTTGGGTCCCTGACTCATCCCCGTGTCGGCCGGGATACCCGCAATCGGGTTGTAGACGGTTATCACATCATCAATATCGTGTGCTGGTTGGTCTCTCAATGTGAACGTGGATTTCTCAAGTGAGCCGATCGAGGTAAGGCCAATTGCGAGTGCCATCGCTTGCGCCGCATCGGGGGCGCCTTGTTGGATGTTCGTAGTGAACTTCTGCAAGAGCACTGAATAGGTCCCGGCGTTCGCAGGCAACGTGTATTGAGGGTCTTCCCAGTGCGCGGGCGCATCGGCGTAGAACGTAGGAGATCCAGGGTACGAATCCCACCACCACACTGTGACTGGAGGGTTGGCTTTGGTCCCACTTGATTCGACACAGATGACATTCGGGACTTGTTGGTTGCTTATCGCTCGAGAAATCGTGTAGGGAGACGTGGAAGTGTTCGACAAGTATTCAACGCACGGGACGATGCTCGACGGATCCGGTACGAGGTCCAACTGAATCGTTCCGGTACAATCGAAGTAGAGAACACACCCGTACGCCGCCGCAAGGTCGGTCGCGAGTTTCGAGGGGTCATCGCCTATCGCGTATTGAGCCGGTGGAGAGGGCGAGTCGATGAGTTCCGCATCAGAGATCGCACCGAGGCCGGGGAACGGTTCCATCGTGTAGCCCCAACTGGTACCCGCATTCGTGATTATCTCGACGATGGCGTCTGTGACCGTCTCACCAGGGACAATGCCTCCGGTGAACGCTTGTTGGAACGATAATCTTGATAACCATTCCATGCGGTCGCTCATCGTTCCGCTGAAGATCATCCCGTTCGCGTCTCGGTTGATGTCGACCTCATCAATCAAGAACACTCCGAGTTGCGCATACGTCGCAACGACTGAGTCGGTGCCGCCAGTGAGCGTGAATGAGTACGGTCCAAGAAGTCCTTCACCGATCCACGCTTGGATGATTCCCGAGTTGCTAGAGGTATCTTCGATGAATTGATTACCCTCTACGCCGGGCGTGTTCCACTCGCATCCACTCGTGAATCCATAAGTGAACACTCCGTAGTCCGAGAAAGGATTACCCGTGATGTTCCCTATCGCTGCATTCAATGCCGTCATCAAGTCCGCAATGGTCGTGTACGTTCCCGGCGCGACGGTGAACACATAATCAGGCCGAAGGTCAGGGACGATGAAAACTCCGTTATCGCTCCCACCGGTTACCACAGTGAATGGGACGGCAGGCGGACCAGAACCTAACCATGATGCTGCGGTCCCACTCGTTGGGACATTGGTGCCTTTATAGATCCGCATCTCATTCCCGTACGGCGAGAACCATCCATCGTCAGTGCCCGCGATTGGCAAGAGATTCCCGCCGGGGTCGTTGTCGAGGTCATTGAGGATGACGATGTCAGTTGCAGTGCGACGGATGATGTTTGAGCGGTCAATCTTCACCGTTCCCGAGACATAGCTGAACGTCCCGAGAAGCGTCTGTGACGTGTAGCCAGCGTTGATGCTTGTCCAGATTTCGACGTAGCCGATTGGATTGAGAATCGGGACGGTGTACGCCGCGAGCCAATCAGCGATTGAGACGCCATCAATGTCGGTTCCGTATAACTGCCCCGCCATTACGCCTCGTCGACTTCGAAGAACTTCACCGTCCAGGTGTTGACGTAGTTATTCAGCCAAATGGAATACTGCGCGGTTCCGACTGGATCAGTCGCGGGGTCTAGTCCAACGACCATCGTCGAGCCGTCGGGGAAAGTGATCGTCAACGGAACGTTCTCCATCAGCATGGCCCACAATGCATCATCAGCGGCCTGGGATGATGTCCCGGTATCAGGGTCAATAGCGACCATCGTCCACGTCCCACCTCTTCGAGCTACGTCAACTGTCAACACGGTGTAGGGGTAGTCCAGTGGGTAGTACGCTGCGCCGTTGTTGTGGATGAGCGGTTTGAAATCGGGATTTCCAATGAAGGTGATCGTCGTCGTCCCGTCAGTGATAGTTGCGTCGCTCATCGGATCACACTCGTCATTGATACTCCCCCTCGGAGTTCGCTCGTGAGTTGTCGCAGCATCTGGTCAATGTAACTCTTCGTCGCCGCAAGTGAGGCCGCGTCATTCCCTGGTGCTGGGTGAATCTGAATCGCACCGGACTCAAAGACGACACCGCGACTGAGCGACTGCGTTGGCGCGGGAGCGATTGGCGCCGAGACGATCGGAGGCGTTACCGGTGAAACGTTGCCAGTGGCATTCAGGTTCGCGCCAGTTTGAATCTTGTAGGCCGCACCAATGGCCGCGCGGTAGATGGAACCTGAGACTGCGATTCCGTTCACCGTGAGTGCGGTCAGACTTGACGTCGTGTCATCCACAGCCTTCTTTGCCGCAGCCTTGGCCGCTGCTGCTGCGGTCTTGGCCTCCTTCGTGAGTTCAGCCTGACCAGCGTCGGCGATCTTCACTGCTTCTACGGCAGTGAAACCCGCCTTCTCCAAGGCCGTCACTGCGTCAGTGAAGGGCTTGACGGCGTCCTTCAAGACCTGCGTGGCCTTGTTCGCTGGTACTCCTAAAGCTTTGAGTTGTTCAACGCCCTTCGAGAGAGGTTCTTTGATCGCCGCGACGACTTCGGTAGTCAAATCGGTTTGGGCTTTGACGATTGCATCGCCGGTTTTCTTCGCGGCCTCCGCTGCGGCCGTCGCGGATTTCTTCGCTGCTTCTTCGGCCTTCTTCTTCGCGGCGGCTGCCGCTTTTTGCGCAGCCGTGTTCGGAGGATTGATGTAGGCGTCGATGGCGCGCTTCGTGTCGGTGAAGTTCGATGGCGCGAACTGACGGTTCTCCGGGCCTTCAAGTGCTTTCGTGTTCGCGTCAAGTGAGGTTTTGAGTTGCAAGGTGAATCCGGCGACCTTCGCGAGTTCTTCGAACGCCTTATTCGTATCGTCCAGTTGCTTCGTCGACTTCGCACCCTTGGCCGCTTGGTCGTATTTGGCCTGCAACCCTGACGAACTGTTCACCTCGTTACCCAAGGTGACGTGATCACCGAGTTCTTTGAGACCGAGAATCGCTGCGCCTACCGCAGCGATAGGACCAAGCATGGCGGTAAATGCTGCGCTCATCGCGACGGTCTCGCCTTCAACGACGCCCGCAGTCTCCGTGGCGGCCGCGCCAATGGTTTCAATTGAGGCTCCCGTTGCGCCTGCCTCCGTCGCCACGGTCGTTGCCGTCGTCGTCGCTGCCTTGTCCATCGTGACGAACGCGACGACTGAGCGTGCCGCCGACGTCACTGCGTCAGAGGCCATCTTGAGCAGTGCCGGCGCCAATGTCGCGAGAATCACACCAGCGACGATCTTCGCTTCAGTCGAACCTTTCTCGAACCATCCAACGACATCAACGAGGGCCTTGATGACGGGAAGCGCAGCACCAACGACTTCAGTCAAGACTGGGACGAGACCTTGACCGAGTTCTGTTACGTCGTCACTAACGGCTGATTTCAGAGTGGCAAACTTTCCAGACAGTGTGTCCTGCTGAAGTGCGGCAGCATTTGTTACTGCGTTGTTCTTCGTCACTGCGTTGGTCGAATTCACGAACGCAGTCGTCCCGGCGTTGATGACGGCGGTCATCTGCTTGGCTGCGCCCGAACCGAAGATTATCGTCGACGTTGCGAGTTGCTGCGCCTGGGTCATCGTCGCATATTTCGGAGCGAGCTTTTCGATGATAGTTGAGAGCGGGGTCAACTGACCGTTGGCCTGCAACGCATTGACTCCGTACTGCTTCAGAGTCGAGTTGGCTAAGAGATTGGCCTTCGTCGTTCCAGTGGCCGCACCTAAGAGTCCTGTTAGTGCGGTGTTGACTCCCGTCAGCGCCGATCGCCCGGTGATTCCTGCGTGCGTCATGTCAACGACAAGGGCGGTCAACGATGACAAGGGCGGGGAAGTCGCGCCGAGTTTCGATTTCGTCGTCTCAAGAGCAGTCGCGAGCGTATCGAGACTTTCTCCGGTCTGACTCGTCGCGTTGAAAAGAATATTCGCTGCTGATGCGGTATCTTTGATCGGCATCTGGAATGCTTGGAGGACACCAGCAAGCGTTTGAGACGTATCCGTTAAGTCGTCACCGCTCGCTGAGGCCAAGTCCATCGACGAGGCCATGAACTTGTTCGCGTCGGCGGTCGATAACGCCCCGCCTTGTACGGCTTTGAGTTCACCAGCGACGGTTGCGAATGACTGTGCTTGCTTGATCCCCGAGAACTCGACCTTTCCGCCAGTATCTAGGAAGGCATTGCCGATATCGGTCGCGGCCTTCACTGTTATCCCCGCAGAAGTAGCGATTGAGGCATCGGCTTTTTGCATGTCGGAGCCGAACTTCACTGCGACCGCAGCGACAGCACCGATACTTAGTGCGGCGACGGCGTTTCCTTTTAGTAGCGCCGAAGGAACGCCGAAGTTCGACAACGTATTTGAGGCTTTGGAACCGACGTCCTCATACAGTGCCTTGATTCGACTGGTGCTCTCTTCGGCGTCCTTCTCGGCGTCTTTTCCAATGTCTTTCGCACCTTGGCCGAAACCACTCGACAGCGCAGCGCCCGCATCCTCGCCGGCATCACCGGCCTTCGTTGCTAGAGAACCATCGGAGGCGACGTCAGTTGCAGCCAAGTCCTCTTTGACCTGGGCGGTATTTGCTCTAACAATGATCTGGGCTTCGCCGACAGTGGTGATCATCGCCACTTACTCTGTATCTCTTCGTCACGACCTTGGGCGAGTAGTGCGGCTTCTTTGGCCTTTCGAGCCTCGTCTTCAGTCTGTGAACCGGGGCGTTCTTCATCCGCGATGAAGGGTTCTAGAAGTTGATCGTCCAGGTGTCGACGTGTCTCGAAACGCGGATTGAATCCTCCGCTTAGTTCATCGAGAAGAAAGACGTACACGAGGTCCAACCATTCCTTTAGCGAGAGTTCGTTTTGGTCGACTTTGGCGAGCGTGCAGCGGACCGAGAGGTCGACTTCGTAGAAGACGGACCAGTGCGCGAGTCGGACCGCCGCTTGGTAGGGCGTTTGGTGTAGAACTCCCCAAGGGTGGCGTAGGCAGCGAGTAAGTGCGACTGCTCGACGATGATCTCAGTGGAATGGACTAACTCTTCCCACTTGGCTCGGTCCTCTTCAATCACGCACGAATCGACGTACTTGATCGCCGCGTTGAAATCGACGTTGCCGTTTATGTCGGTTACTTTGATCATGTCCAGGGCAACACCGGCAGGGAGTCTGCCAGCAAAACGAATCTCCGTGGTCACCTTTCCCTTGTCCGTGTTGCCGATGAACGGGATCGTCACCGGTTCGACGTCGACCGTACTTTCGATCTCGACTGGTTTTAATGTGGGCATTGCTTTCCTTTCGTGGGCTTACAGCGGTTGAAAAAACAAGTAAAGATTTTGAGAGAGGAACGGTCGGCCAGCGCGCGCAGGGATGTTGGCCTTCATCGCAAAGACTGGCTTGCCATCGACGTACCAACGAAGCGCCTTGGCTTTCTTCGGATAGACCGTGTGAGCTTTCGTCCCCTCATGTACGTACAGTGCGTAGGGCTGTAGGGCTGCAATGACGACGGTGAATCCATCGTCTGAGTCGTAGAAACGCTTCACGATGGATTCTGAGAGCCTCCCCGTTCGCTTGGGGCAGTCTCGTACGGCGGCGTTTTGCACGACCTGGGATTTGCCGATCATGTAGCGACCGATGAGTCCGTCAGGCGAGTGCAACATGTTCTCTACGGCCAAGCCGTCGATGATGAGCTTGTACGCCATCTCAGTACGCCTCGATGGAGAAGTCGAGCAACAGTCGCATCGCGGCCATGCCGCCTTGCGGACCTAAAGGAGTTAGTTGACCGACGACGAAGCCCGCGTTTTGACTTGAGACGATCGTGTCCGAGGCTTTGATGGCGGCGGCGGCCTGCAAGAGTGCGCCGGCGTCACGGACGGCCTGGGTTCCATTCGCGTTCAAGACCGCGTCAGGGGCGGTTGAGACTCCCCCGTCATTGAAGTAGCCAAAGGTCGCGACGACTCGAAGGATCATCACGTAGAAACTCACGCGGTAGAAGATGCCCCTTGAGGATCCGATGTTCTGAGTTTCGGGCTTGCCGGGTTGACCAGTCGAGGCGTCCCCTAGATAGACGTAGAGCCCTGGCTTGTCCCACGGAATCTCCCCAGCGCCGACGTATTGGTTACCTGGCAGGGTGAAATTAGGGACGAGGGCTAGTTGCTCCTTGAACGCCTCAAGGAGGTCATTTGCCGACTGGCCGAGATCGCTCGCGCGCACGGCTACTCAGTGTTGTCAGTTGGCTCGTCGTCGTCCGCTGTGCCAGGCGTGTGCGACTTTGCGGCTGACGCCGACTCATTCACGCCTGTAGTTTTAACATCCTCAAAATCGCCTTCTGGGGCCTTCTCAGGGGAATCCGAGAAATGGCCCATGTCACGAAGGTTCTGCACGTAGTCCCTGAGTCCTGAGACAGATTGGCTCTTGAAGTGCTCGACGATGGACTGCTGCACTCCAAGATCGCTGCGTTCGAACTCACGAATCAACTGATCGCGCTCTTCCTTCGTGGTGATGCGCGTGAAACGTTTCACGGGAAACACTTCAGCCATCACTTACCACCGATCGAGTGGTCGACGTTCGTCAAGAACGGTGGCGGCTTTACCACTTGCGTTTCCTTCTCAGGATCGGCCACCGCCTCTTTCTTGGCAGGCGCACTTTGATTCGGGTCGGCAAAGGGATCCGTGTCACTCATTGGGCTCCTTCTCATACTCGTACGTTCCGGGGCCGTCTTCGACTTCGATGACGTCGACGTCTGACGTCTCGTCATCGGAATGGCCGGGGGCGGCGGAGACTTGAACCTTCTCGCCGTCGACTTCCTTCTCCACGATGACAGGATCGCGCTCGGGCTGTTCCTGGATCAACTTCGGGTCGTCGTTGGACTCGTGACTGTCCGAGGCCGCAATGACCTCGGGGTTTTCTTCGCTCATGATGCTCCTTAGGTTGGACTTGGAAACTGTTGGCGCTGATTTCTCGCGGTATCTGGTGAAAAGACTAGAGGCTTTTTCATCAAGAGCGACGGATTGACCGCTCGAAGCCACATATCGACCGTTCGAAGACCTGTAGGACCGCCTTTGGACATGACGTCGATCTGTGAAGCGATTTCAGCCGTGACGCCTTGGCGATTGATGGTTGTAACGCGTTCGGGGTAGGCGTTGGGATCACCGAAGGCCGGCAGAGCGAGATTCTCGGCCAAGGCTTTGCAGGCCATTCGTCCACCGGAACCGCAGTCCTGGCCGAACTCGTAGGTGACGGAGAACGTCGATTGTTCCGTGTCAGGGAGCCACTGGATTTGACTCACGGGCCAGCCCCACACTTCAGTGGGTTGGGACTGGGCGGTTGGGAGTTTTCTCAGGAGCCACTTGTACTCGCGAAGTTCGTATTCATCCGGGGGGATGATCTCGCCGTTTATTTTGATCTCAACGATTGAAGTCACGGGGTAGTCGTACAGCTCGATGTACGGTGCCGTGTCCTCGGCGTAGAGGGACATGACCGGAGGCTGACCGAGGTTGTTCACCATCGAAGCCCCCCAGCCATAACCCCATGATCCCCACCCCGCTGAAACCCATGCGCGCATATCAGCATTGACCGGCCTCGAGACTGGGCGGATCGTCACAGGACCGCAGGTCCCGGTGAATCTATGGGCGGTTCGTTCGTAGAGGATTTCGGTCGCGGCTTGCGCAGCCTCGGCACAGATGACGGAAACTACCTCATCACTTATTGGATCGACGACCGGGATTGACTGAGCGTTGGTCGCGTTTATTGAAGCAATGGCAGATTGAATCGCGATCGAGTTGATGACGTCATCGCCCGTGATCCATGGCTGACAACTCGACGTACGCGGAATGGGCCCAGCCCCTTTGCTTAGGCGCCAGCGGCTTGAGCCACGTAGGACGGCGTCGGTACGACGTCCGCGCCACAGGCCGTCCACTGGAGGATCTCCGAAGAGTCGAAGGGCCACTGACCGCTTGGACCTGCACCCCAGTTGGGATTCGGGAACGCCGTTCCGGTGTAGACCGCCTGCAACTCAGCGTCAGTGACATCTCTCGCTCCAACGACGAAGTACGTGCACAGCGGCAGCGCGAACCAGGTGTAGGGGACGTTCGGGTCTTGGTGGCCGTCCGTGAAGCGCTCCATGAAGAACTCCAAGGAAACGCCATTGGGATTGGCTACAACTCCAGGTGCGGGAGCTTGCTGACCAACACCAATGCCGGGACCAGCCGATTGGTCAGTGACGTTCGGTACACCCGAGGGCTTGGCAGCGCCGGTGTCGACGAAGACCGGGATCAGTGCAGCGGCAGCGATCGTGGTCGTGATCGAAGGGGCAGAGACCGCAACCGTCACCGCACCGACAGCGGCGGTTTCGGTGACGGTGAAGACGATTTTGGCCGTGTTGGTGTCGCCGGTGATCTGGAAGGTCATTCCGGCCGGCAGCGGCTCCGTGAGCGCCGTCACAGCCAAGGAAGTCACAACCCCGGTTCCTGAAGCAGCAGACGTGTCCTGGGTGCCGATGTTCGGCACGGTCCCGAGGGCCTGCAAGGTGCCGATGTAGCGACCGTAGACAACGGCTCCGAGGGAGGTCGAGAACGAAAATCCCGAGATGACGATCTGGTTCGCACTACCCGAAGAGACGACGAGGTGCTCATCCGGTCCGATAGGCGTGCGCCCAAAGACGCTGTAGAGCGCGTAGGCGTAGTCGTAAGTTCCCGCAGGCAACGTGCCACCAGCGGCCTCGAGTACCGTCGTCGGCGCACCACTCGGCGCACCGAGGGCTGTGGCGTTGTCCGAGAACAACGTCCCACCCGTGAGCAACGCTTCGATCTGAGGATCGGGGTAGACCATTTCGAGGTCGATCGTGTACCACTTGGGGATGTCGCCACGTAGATACCACACGCCAAGGTTTCCGGCAGCGTTCTTGATCGCTCCAGTGTCGCCGGCCTCGTTGACGGGTGTGATGGTGACTTTCATGGCCTGGTCGGTCACGAAGACGTCAGCGCCGGGGATGATGAATCCCGAGGCGTCGAGTTGCGCGATGCGCGTGCACTTCGCGAAAACGATTCCACCAGGTGGGAGTGTTGCTTCAGTCATGATTCTCCTTTATCGATTTACGAGTAACCGGGCAAGTACACAAGGACTCCCGCGGCTCTTAGGTTGTCCCAGTAGGCCGCTGCGAATCTCGTAGCTCTGAAGGTGATCAGGTTGGGATTCCCGCCTTCACTTCGATCGAGCGCCTGACTCAGCAACTTCGGAAACACGACAGGGTTCTTCTGCAAGCGGACGGCAACGAGGTCCGTTCCGTAGATCCACGTCTGGCCCGTTGGGGGTGCGTCGCCGGTTGGACCGGTGCCCTGATACCCAACTCCGGGAACGATGATGTTGTCGAACTGGTCGAGTAGGAACTTTCCTACCCTTCGTGAATTAAGAAGATTCGGCGCGGCCTCGGGAACCAAGTGAATCATTCCCTGTCCACCAAAGCCCGTGTTCGAGAGATACGACTGAATCAGACCCAGACCTTCGGCCATCGTCACCGGAGTTCCGGGGGTGGGCGTGATGTCTTCGGAGTTCGAACTTGCGAGGTAGTTGTTCGGCCACGAGTTGGCTTGCGCCAATTCTCCGGTCCAGAATTCGTACTCAATGCCGTAGGGCGCAGCCGCGTCACTTTGACGTTGGACACGTCCGAGGTAGTCGATCTGCTCTTCGCCGTTCAACGAAGATGCGGACATCTTCACTCCGACGTCCCACGGCTGCACTTCGACCTTCGCAAGGTTCGGCGGTTCCGTTGGGTCATCGACGGTCGTGACATCCCCCGGCGCGCGGTTAATTGCGGCACTGCCATTTTCCGGCAGATACGCAAAGCCCCGGACCCACTTCTCGTCATTGTCAAGATCGAGTTCGGCCCGCAGTTCCACCGGAAGAAGTCCAAGTTGCTTCGCGAGGTTTGCCTGCGCCATTGCAACAGCGTTCAACACACCCTCGTAGGCGGCATCCACCGAATCAGTCGCGGACTGCTTCTCTTCGAGAGAGTCAGCCTTCGCGAACTGATCGCTGGCGTTCTTCAACGTCAACTTGGCGTCAAGGACACCTTGGTCGTTGTCGATGACGTCGTTGCTCGGCGGAGATATCGACGAACCGAGCAGGGTGACCTGCGGTGGTTTCGGCGGTATCGGCGGTACTGGGTAGTACAGCCCTGGTTCGTTCGGGGCCATGACGGCTTAGGAGATCGCGACCGTAGCGGACGATCCACCGCGAGGGTGCGTGGTCGAGACGATCTGAAGGACACCGCCGGAGAATCCACGGTTGGCGACGTTCTCGAAGGTTTCCACGAAGGTCTCGTAATCGTTGGTCGAGTCCAATGTGGCGTCTCGAACAACGCCCAAGTCCAAACGACCACCATCGAGGAACTGAATCGAACCCTCGATGAAAAGGTTCCACATGACCTCGGTCGGGTAGGACGGAACAGCCGAAGACGCAGTGAAGGCGCCGAAGTTCTGGTTGACGTACGTTCCGGCGCCGGCATTGGCCGTAAGTGGGTCCAGGGACCAGATGACCTTCACGTTGTAGTTGTCGAACCAGTTGTTGATGTCGTCATCCGTGATCGAGAAGACGTCGTACGGGCCGTCTGCTGAGTGTGCAAGTTCCATCACGCGGTCCTGGCGGATGATGTCAAGGCCCCAGATGGGGAAGATGCAGGTCAGCGTCTGGTCCCGGTTGAGTCGGTTCGTCACGCGGTAGTTCGCCGCGGTCTGGATGATGGTCGTGAACAGGTCGCGAGAGGCACCCAACTGCGACGCCGACGTGATCGTGTTGGTGGTGAAGGTCTGAATCTGCGTCCACAACGCAGCGTCAGCGGCGCGCGCGGCGTAGGCCATCGCGAGGTCCGTGTTGCTTGCGATCGTCTCGGGGTCGAACTGACCCATGAGGTTACCGAAGCCCAGACGGGTGACCATTGCGTTGACGTAGACCTGGACAGGTGATTCACAGGTGATGGCGAGAACGTTCTTGACGTTGTCACCAGGGTCGGCGTCGGTCGCCTCGGTCCATTCGGTGAATGAACCCGACAGCGCACCGATGGTGTTCGGCTGGCGGTAAACCAAACCACCACGATTCACCTGGAAGGCCGCGAGTCCGTCACGAACTGGTCGGTCCTGGCTCGCCCAGACATCGAGTGAGTAGTCCACGTTGGTCGGCAGACACACACCACCGGAAGCCGCAATCGCTTGGGGGGTTGTGACGGCGTCGAGCTTCTTGAAGTCCTCCGGGGTCGATTGCCCGGAGAGCCGGCGAGAAGCCTCGTACTGATCGGCCCAACGAGCGCGGGCGATCTTGACCTTGCCGTTGGCGGCGGTGGGGTCGAGTCCTTCGAGGGTGAAGGACATTTCCTCAGCGAGGTCGTAACGTCCCTCGTTGCCGGTGGCGAACTCATCGCCGTTGGAGTGGCGCTCCAACTGACCCACTGCAACCAGTGAAGTCCGCTTGCTCGTGGTCGGCGTCAACTCAGGTGAAATAGAGCGAGTCGAGACCTTCGCCATCTTGGCAGGGCTTGAGCGCAGAGCGGACGCGGTGACCGCGACCTTCTCGCCTTCGGCTGGCTCTTCGACTTCGGCGGTGACCTCTTCCTCGGGCTTCTCACCTTCAGGCTCTTCGTCCTCGGTTCCACCGGTCGCGGCCTTGATGCGGGCGCGCGCGGCGTTTCGGGCTTCGGCGGCTGCGGCCTTCTCGGTCTCGAGAGAGGTCTTACGCGCCGTCACGGAGTCGGCGATGTCCGCCAACTCGACGATTGTTTCAAGCGTGGCAACGGAATCGTCGTTGTCGTCGATGGATGAATCGACTTCAAGAATCTCGGCTTGGAGTTTCGCGAGTTCGTCGGACGAGAGTTCGTTGATGAGTGTCGCTCGTGCGGCCTCATCATTTTCAGCCCTGATGGTCGAAAGAAGTGACATGGAATTCGGCTCCTGTAAATGTTCGACGCATTGTTGCGTCTTAGGAAACCGAATTCATCGGCAGAGTTCCATCTCGAATTGATCGAGACTTCGCCTTTACTGCTCGGAATGTTAAGACGCGATTATCGCAATGTCAAGCATCCGTAAGACAGGAACTTCTAACGTCTCCGTGAAGGTGCGGATCGTCCGTTGCTCCTGCGAGTGTGCCCCGTCGATCTCTTAGGCACAGTCTGATACAACGTCCCTGGTAGGACGCCAGTTCCGTTAGACGGTTCACACTCGGGACAGAAATTGATCACGCAGATTCCCACGACGAACCCCATGCCCGACGCCGAGAGATTCAAGGATGAAAACTCCAATGATGCAGTCCCCGTCACGGTGAACGACGAGACCGCTTCAATATCCAAGTTTCCAAAGCTCACACTCGCCGAGCCTGGGATGTAGCCAAATCCCGTAACGATGATGGAGAGTGAGTCGAATGAGACTGACGAAGTTCCGAAGGCCGTTCGTTGACTCAGTGAATTGATGGCGAGAGCGTCAAACGAAACACTGGAGGTCGCAAAGGTCGTTCGTTGGCTTGTCGAAGTGATACTCAGGTTCCCGAGATTCACCGACGAGGTTCCGAAGGCAGTCACCTGTGAAGTCGCTTCGATGCTCAACGCTCCAAAGGTGATCGTGGCGTGACCGATGACGTACTCCGTGGACGTGGCTTCGATCGAGAGGTTCCCGAACGTCACGCTTGCTGTCGCGTGCGTGGTGCGTTTCGAAGTAGCCGATATCGAGAGGTTCCCCAGAGCGACAGTTGAATTTCCGAAGACTGTTTTCTGGCTCGTCGCTGAAATCGCGAGATTCGCGAATGAAATGCCCGACGTTCCAAGCACCGTCTTTTGTGACGTGGCCAAGATAGACAGATTTCCGAAGGTGACTGAGGAAGTACCGATGACCGTCGCCTTCGAGGTCGCGGAAATGCTCAGGTTGCCAAAGGTCACGGCAGACATCGCGAAGGTCGTCCTCTTGGAGGCCGCGGAGATTGCCAGTGATCCCAATGCGACGCTCGCACTTCCAATGACCGTCTTCTTCGACGTCGCCGTAAGGGCGAGCGAACCAAACGTAATCGTCGCGTTTCCAGTAACTATTTCCTCTGACGTTGCGGCGATTGAGAGATTCCCGAAATGTAACGTTGATGTGGCAAACGTTGTCCGCGTGCTCGTTGCACTAATTCCCAATGCACCAAAGGGCACTGATGAAGTAGAGAAGACGGTTCGTTTGCTCGTGGCTGTGACATTGAGATTTCCAGCGGAAACGGATGACGAGCCGAAAACGGTTCTCTTCGAGGTGGCGCCGATCGAAAGATTGCCAGCGGTGATGGAAGATACGCCAAGGACTGTTCTTTTCGATGTCGCTGAGATGGAGAGATTGCCAAATGAAACAGTCGCGTTCCCAACGACCGTGTCGCGCGAGATTGCGGTGATGCTGAGGTTTGCGAAGGTCACAGACGAAGTGGCGAACGTGGTGCGTTTGCTCGTTGCGGTTATTGACAAGTTGCCTAGCGCTACTGACGAGTGCCCGAAGACGGTCTTCTGCGAGGTCGAAGTAATCGCGAGGTTGCCGAAGGTGACACTTGCGGTTCCCGTGACGGTGGTGAGTGCAGGTTGAATGACGCCTTGGAAGAGAACCGTTCCACTACGCGAGAAGTAATCAACCGCGCCAGTTCCTTCAGAGATTGATCCGAGCGCCCAACGGAATATGACCGTGCCGTCACGCAGGAAGTAATTGACGTTATTCGAGTTCGCGGTCATCTCAAGTTATCGCGCCAAAGTTGACCGTTGCCGTTCCGCTCGTGTCGTAACTGTCAATTTGAAGAATCACGTAGCCCTGCTTGCTCGGGGTGATGGCGCTGAACGTCAGCGTCTGCCATGTCGAGAGGGTCGAACTGCACGTTTGGGTTTGCGCGGCGGTGCCAAGTTCACCCGAAGCATGAAGGGTCGCAGCGGCATAGTTCGATCCTCCGTAACCACTGCTCATGTAGAGCTGAATCGTGATGACCGTCGACGTCGCGTCAACGGGGATGAACAAGAACTGATCGCCAGGGCCGATGAGTTTGCCGCTCGAACTGCCCCCCGAAGGGAACACACTCGTATCCTGAATCGCGAAATCGTGCAACTCCGCATACCCCACCGCGTTCAATGCTGACTTCCCCCCGCTCGGCCGGTTTCGGTTCGCCCAGTCCACGCTTGGCGCTCCCGCTGAGTTCCCGAATCCCAACAGTGGTGAACTTGGACCATCGGGGGCCATGAACTGACGAAAGACCCCAGCCCACTTGAAGGACTGACCGAGTTCCAAAAGAGGGGCGTAGGCGGTTGTCTGTGAACCTGTGCCTGCGGTGACGTTGGTTCGCGGCGTTCCAGAGATGAGGATGTTGTGGTCCTCCACAAGTTGGCCGGACGTGCCAGCAGAGACAGCCGCCCCGTTGGTGATGAGTAGGTTGTCGTGAGCCTCGCAAGGAATGGTGGTTGACACACGCGACGCAGGGGTCGTTTGGACGCCGGTTGAGGCGTAGAAGTCGTTGTTGAACGAACGAACCCCACCAGGGTTGAAGGCTGCGGTTCCCGTAGCCGAGCAGGAGACGCCGAATCCGAAGGCTGGGAACGCCAAGCAGTTCCTGACGACGCAGAGCAAGTCGAAGTCAGCAGAGCCCGAAGCGGTTGTCGCCGGATTTATTTCCACAAAGCCGCCCGACGAAATAAGTCCCCCTGAGCACCGATCAACGATGACGCACATCGCCAAGCCAGTAGTCGAGGACTTAAGGAATATCTGAGGGTTACTGAATTGCATTATGGAGTTGAACTGGCAATCAATGAAGGTGTACCAGTTGATGGCAGCCGCAGCGGTGTTCGTTACGGTCCCCCCGCCAGTTCCGTTGACGAACGTCACGAGCGCAAACGAAAGGTTCGTTGTCGCGGCAAGAGCCAGAAGCACGGTCGCACTCGGTGCCGTTGTGTCGTTCGTGGTAAATGCGGAGTGAGTGACTTGCCCTGCCTGTCCCGTCTGTGCCCCGTCCACATCTCCAATAACCCAGATAGGCGTAGAGACCAGAAGCGTTGCCGAACTCGCAACCGTTGCTGCTGAAGTCACTGTGTTGTTGGTGAGGAACGTAACTCCCGTCAAGGTCGAACCAGAGATGCCGGTCCACGTGAATCCGACGACTGCACTGCCAACGATGGTCGGTGACCCGCCCGTCAGCCCAGTGAAACTCGCAGTGACAGCGAGTTGACCTGGAACGAGGATTTGGTACACGCCAGGCCCCGCCGTCGAGGTTGGCAATGACCCGAACGTCACAGTCGTACCAGCCGGGCCGTTCGTTCCATTGCTCAGAGCGGTTTGGAGTGCAGCGGCAGTGACGTTCCACGCCGCTGTGTACGCCGTGTAGCCCGCGATGGTGATGGTATAGGTGCCCGCAGTCGCCAGCAACGTGTTCAATATGACCGTCGAAGTGACGACGGAGCCTTGGTTGTAGTAACCCGAAGGAGGCGCGACGAGTCCTGTAGTCGAGGTCAAAGTGATGACGGAACCGAGCGTCGTGAGCGACGACCCGTTCGTCCCGTTGTAGGTGGTGGAGAGTTGCGAACCGGAGACTGCGTTGGCGGCGGTCTCGCGGTACGTCCCCGCGCCTTCGTAGATGAGGTCGCCTGCTGCGAGGACGTTTTTCAGACCTGATGCGGTGACGAGGCACTGGTTGAGCGTGGCCTTCATGCCGCCGACTGTCCACGTCTGACCTGTTGCAGCGGTGAAGTTCGTCGTTCCGGTGGTTGTGAGTAACGGCCCGATGGTCGCTGCACCTGAACCGAACCCCGCGCCAGCAGCAGCCGAGAGCGTCATCGACGATGAGTTGGTATAGGCCGAGATGTAAGTACCTGCCGCTATCCCCGGACCAGAGACCGCGCAACCCAACATGGTCGCGTTAAACAGACCCGCTGAAGTGAATGTCGTGAGGCCACTGGCCGTGACGGCCGTCGCGATGCTCTGAGATGCCTGAACCGCCGAAATCAGGCGCGTCAAAGTTCCTGAGGACGCCCGGATTGCTTGACCTATCAGGGCCGAGGTCCACGTTGCAGAGATCGACGTGAACTTGGTTAACCCCGCTGCAGAGTTCGCGATCCCGTCAGTTCCCGTGGCAAGAACCGATATAGACGTTCCGCCGTTGGAGTCTGAACCTACGCCTGTGGCTACTAGCCACTTCGTCATGGCTTAACTGGCGGTCGGCATGGAGATCGAGAGATCACCAATGGGAATTTGGAAATTGTCACCGACCGAAACAGCATTCGCAGTGATGGTTCCCGAGCCGAGGAACGTCCCACCGGTCGCCAACGACCATAACGAGACGTCAGTGTAGGTCTCGGCAGTAGAAACGGAGGTCCAGTTAACCGCAGCCGGATTCGTCGAAGCACCGGCAGAGACGACGAATGTTCCGGTCATCTGTTCTCGAGTTGACTCGCCGGCGATGTTGGATGTCCCTGCCGCGCCGGGGTTACCGGTGTGCAACTGAACGTAGGGGTTCGAGTACGTCGTGAATGCGGTCCCGTTCAGTATTGACGCCAACAGTGCGTTGACGATCGTTGCGGATGCTCCTACGGCCATGATGTCCTACTTTCGATTTCGATTTGTCAGATAGCCCTGATCATCCAAGGCATCCATTAGTTTCCATACAGCGCAGGGGAGGATCACGAAGCCAACCACGAACGCCGCGACGGTCCACAACACGTCAGACCCTTTCTAACTTTGCGATTCGCTCGCGAGCGTTCTTTGCGACGTCACTTCGGTTCTTCGCGAGTCGTTCAGTGGCGTCCCTGCGGACGAGTCGGATCATCGGACCTCGTGCAAGTTTCGCCAGCGTCGCGCCGTCCTCTTCGGTCAGGTCTGAAATCTCAGGATGACCAAGGACGAACATCTGCCACGAGCCCGCGGCCGTGAGTGCGGTAACCGAACCGTGAGCCGTTATCGCCATTGGGAAGCCGGGTTGATTCACTGCCAAAGCAGCAACGAGTTCCAACTGACCGCCAATCTCGCGCCAGTCGCCTGACAACGCGGAGGCGCGGAGCATCCTGACCTGGGCTTCGGTGGCATCGGGACGTAACGCTCCGTGATACGCAATGCCGAATTCATCTTCGAACATCACGACGTCAGCCGCTTGGAAGGCCGTGTTGTCGTAGTGCGCCATTGTCGCATTTGCTCCAAGACGAAGGTCAGCGTGGCCCGTGTTCGCAGTTAAGACTCCGACGCGGATCGTTTCACCTTCTGCAGTAATCACATGTTGGCCGCGCTTGAAGTGCGCGTAGTCAACACCTGAATGCGGAGCAGTGACGCACTTCCCACGTTGGCCGATGTGGCACACGCCCCACGGAGCAAGGTGTCCGTAGACCTCGCCTTCTTCGGTAACCGTAGGAGGGCAGGCGTAACCGGAGATCATCTTGCCCTTGTCGCCCTGGGCGATGAACGACATGAGCCTTCCGTCATCAATGGAGAACTTCGGATCTTCGAACCACGCCTTGGGAGGCTTGGACGGTCCACCACTGGCAAGCATTACCTCAAGCCCTTGGTCACAGGGAACGCAATCCGAGGCGGCGATCCAGTGGACGATCTGACCACCTGCGGCAAGTGCGGGAGGCATGGCCGGGACGTCATCGGACGTCACAGGAATGGCTTGGGTCTCCCCACCGTCTCCGAGAACGATGTACGCGCCTTCGAAGGCTGGACCGAACGGGAGAATTGTTACTGCAGCAAGCGTGCCTTTGGTCAACGTCTCACTCATGTCCATCGGCCAACCGTACTCGTCGACTTCACCGACGATGACTTCTGATTCATCCACCGTCACATCTCCCGAAACCGGAAGTCGGCCCATCTGGTCCAAGAGGTCCGCGAAGTACATCCCGTCTTCATTCGCTAAGAAATATCCCTTGCCGATGATGACTTGGGTATCACCCTGACCTGACGCGCGTTCGAAGGAATCGATTCTTCCACAGAGGACCGCAGGATCATTGGGATCGAAGCCCATCGGATCGTGCGTGCTGGTCGCCATGCCCATCAACGCATACGGTGGTGGACCCCATGACAGAGCATTGAGAGCGATGTCTCGTCCGTCGCCTGTGGGCTGGCCTTCGATTATCGCCACAGGAATCGTGAACGCTGGTCCCATGTTCATCCCACCGGACATCTCGGGCGGGAGGTTCAATTCATCATCCCCGCCAATGGGATCGCCAGCGACCGGCGCAGAGTCGTCACTCGTCACCGGGCTGACGGCGTCAGCGAATGACTTCCCACGCGAGGCCATCCCGTCACCGCCTTGATTGTCCGGGCCACCGCCTTCACCCGTGGGAGCTAGTTCTCCATCGGTGGTGTTCGAGCCGAACGTAAGTTCCTGGCACTGGCATTCTGGTGCGGTGCACGCTCCTGAGTTCTCGCCAGTGTCGGTGTCGTTGTGCACGCTTGCAAGGTGGCCGCATCCGTCCGTCGCACAGATGGCGTCAGGATCGACGTTGCCCGATTCGTCAACGGGATTGATGACTGGCGTCGTCGTGTCCTCGGGCGCGAGTGCGAGTTTCGCGGGCGTCTCGTTCTGTTCAGTCGGCGGGGCTTTCGAAGGGTCGGGGGTCTGTTCCGCATCCCCAGCGTCGTCGGCCTTCTGGTCGGTCTCGAGAGTCGTGAGCAACTTGTCCATCTCAGCCAACACGTCAGAGACCTTCGTGTCGTTGTCGTCCGTCGTCGCATCGGGGTCCGCGGCCTGAGCTTTGATGGCGGCGTTCAGATCGTCGCGCAGTGAAGAGATGGCGGTATCGACGTCGGTGTCTGCGGTATCGGTCGGTTCGTCAGCGGTCGGCTTCGGAGCGGTGTCGGCTGGTGTCGTTGTAGGCGCTGGCGCCGCGAACTTCATTGAGGCGAAGGACGAGATTATCTCGCCACGAGATTTAGGTTCCGACAGTTTGCGAGTCATTGCTCTCCTTGACGCACTTGGCGCCAGAATACTCTCTGAGCAAGTCAAAGTGTCGGAATCAATTTGTCACACAAAATGAAACCGTCTGAACTCAAACTTCTAGACCACTCAGTGGCAATCGATCGCAGCCGGCATTTGTGAATCTAGTACAGCCCGCAGTTTCCGAGCGCCGAGAGAACGTCCATCCAAGCAACGAGATCATCAATGGTTTCGAATACGAGCATGCCGTTTCCTCCGCGCGTAGTAGATGATGAGTCCTGTAACGCAGTCAATGTACAGCCCGACCACGATCATCGGTGGCGTTACAACGAAGTCGTGACCGTTGAGGATTATCTGCATGATGGTCCCCGCAGCGGTGGCTTTCTCATACTTGGCGGAATGAGGTCGGGCATCGCCCGCTGCGGGGAGAACTTAACAACCGTCATATCGAGTCCACGGTCCCGTTCCGTCGACTCGCAGAATCTCGACGAAGACGAGTTCCTGCTGGTAGGGCGAAGCTTGCCAGACATGGATTCGGAGCGGAACGCCAGCGGCCTGTTGATGCGCGGCGAAGGTGGCTTGCTCCATCTGGAAGATTCCACTTGAACCGAAACGATTGTTGTCACCGAGGTTCAACTTCTTGTAGGTCGAGTTGGACTCCCTCTTCATGATGCAAGGGACGTGCGCTCGCAGCGCCGCCGGCAGTGACAGCACTGGACCCCAAAAGCGGTGATGCGTGGTGGCACTCGCTGTCTGAGCATTGCCAGCCAACGCTAGGGAGAAACATATGAGACTGATTGACAGTAATCGGGTAAGCGACTTCATTGGACTCCGATGATCGGGGGATAAGGCAACTACGACTGCGCGTTGTCTTCACTCACCACCCCCTCTCCAACGGTGCCATGCTTGCCCCTTTCACCAGGCTTGAGTGCGAAGAATGAACCGCGCCGAATCTCGCTGATCAACTCAGACGATGGAACTACCTCGGCGCTTCGTACGTCTTGAATTGACATCTTCTCTTTCAGCACCACGATCTCACCGTCCGCGTCGGAAATCTTGAACAGGACGTAGCCGTTGTCATCGGCGAGTTTTGCGCATTCCTCCCACACTTCGTCCGAGACGTAATCGCTGACGATGTAGGGCTTTCGTGGCGTGAATCCGTGCTGCGGATACCTCGGGTCGGTCGGCTTGGGTGTCATGCGATGGGTGCGACGGAGTTTCACCGCACGCCCTCACGCTTAGAGCACGTCGACACGCGAACCCGTGAACGCTCACGGAGTTTCTTCGCGAGTGCTGGCGTCATGGAAGCGTTGAAGATGTCCGCTCCATCGATCATGACTGCGTACTTCCGATTCCGTTTCATTTACCCTCCAAGTTTGTATGAGCAATCATACACAGTTAGACGGACGAAGCAAGACATGGTGAAACGTCAATGATTACGCGGGTTTTCACTGATTTTGCGGCATCGCCCAATTTGCCTGGGCATCGCAAATACATCCGGCGTGATCGCCAGGAAGGAAGAACTGATTGTCGGGCCAGTCGCCATTGTTCGCTAACAGTGGGTCAGTGAACGAGTCGAACTCTTGTCCGTCGAGAGCTAGGTGACCGCCGACGACGCCCTTGACTAACGAGAAGGGCTTTTCAGATGGACCGTGGACCCAGGTGAATGATGCAGTCGAAGCGCCTGCGCTCGTCAGCAAGTTACTGATCGTCGCGCCTGTTCCTATGCCACCGACGAACTGCGTCTGAGGAACCGCAGGCACCGTCGCTCCCGTATCGAGAAGGACTTGCTTGAACGCTTCGAGCGGTGAACCGCCAGCAACGCCGACGGCAGCGCGGATGACTCCTGTTGGAACCAAGGTGTCGGGGTTCAACGCATCGAGCGCCGCATCATCCGTCATGTTCGGGTCGGGGTTGTAGGCCAGGTGTTGCGCTATCTCGTCCAACGCATCGCGAAGAACAGCCCAACCCTTATCGACTCCTTCACTCATGGCGATAACCGCGTTGGCCGACGAACCGAGTTCATCATCGCCGGCGATCTGTTGCGCGGCCGCTATCGCCTGACGTTGTGCAAGTCCGGTCCACGACTTGAACTGTTCTTCGAGACTCGCCCAGTCGTTGGTGACGTAACTCGCGGCAACGATGGGGTCGATGTCGCCTGAGAGACGCAGCGCGACGAACTCATTGCGCGTGGTGGCGATCTTGGCCTTCAAGTCCTTGTCCTTCGAGACTGATTGCCTAATCCGGTGCGCGGCCTTCTTAAGTTGCGTTCGCATCTCGGCGTTGGCCGCGACTTGCAAGCGTGCGCGAAGGTCGGCGTCGATCTGCGTTAATTTCCGTGAGAGTTGAAGTTCGCGGTCGCTCGGGCCTGACCTGTCGACAACGGAAGCGGTCAACTGAAGCATCGGCTGTGAGAACACATCAATTCCTCTGCGGGCGAGTTCCATCTTCACCACTCGAATAACCATCAGTCGGTGTTCGTCGTCGATGTAACCCGATGACAGGAGACTCCCGTTCTCGTTGCCGGGGAGCGGATTGGTGACGGTGGCCGTAGTTGGTTCTGGGACAACCGTTGTCGCTTGCGTCGTTGTGGTGTCCGTTGGTCCAGCCGGTAGTGCAGGAGTCTCCAACGGCACGTCCACGCCACCGCCAGGACCGCCCTTGAGTCCGGGGATGATTCCAGGTCCAGGGATGGCCGGGAACGTGAGTTCGGGGTCGAGTTGGTGCAGTAGCGCAATGAGTGCGTTGACCGGCCAGGTCCTGGTGTCCGAGATGAGTCGGATCTCGATCTCTTCGGCGCTCGGAGCGTCGGAGTCCTTGAAGCCGAGGTACTTGCGAAGCGCAGCGGCAGAGATGACCTTCGCGTTGTAGGCAGTGATGGCGGAGGTTGACAGGTCCGGCGGGGTTACTAACTCAGTCGGGTCGTACCAGAAGATGATCCTCGTCATCCACTCGTCGACGATGCTCTTGTCGAGTCCGCAGGTCGCGAAGTACGGACGTAAGAAAGCACCTGTCAGAGCTTCGACGAGCTTTATGACATGGGGTTCGATGTGGTAGCGGAAGGTGTTTGAATCTACCTGAAAGGCCGACCAATGGTTCAAATCGGAGAGAGAAAATATCTCTTGCGGCAAGTCAAGTCCTGTCGCGATGATGTTCGTTAGTTCCTCGCGAATCTTCCCGGCCTGTTCGTCAAAGGTCGAAGCGAACTCAATCCACTTGACGTGGTCAATCTGTTCACCTGGCGCTTGGACGACTAACGGAACTACTCCAGAAGCGTCGCCTTCACGAGCGATAGGCGTCATCATCGCTGTCGTCAAGGTAGAAAGGAATTCGTCCGAGTCGATGTTGCCGTTGTCGTCGTTCAAGTTCGGGACGGCCATCTCGGACGGGAGAAACAGAATCCCCCTGCCAGCCAACCGTGAACGACCCGTTGCTCGGATGAGCCGGCGCATGATCGTCAGGTCTTCGCAGATGTTTATGAGTGCCCTCATCGGTGATTGTGCGAGAAGCCTGAACTGCGGATGAGGCTGCCACATCCGCTCTACTAGGGCGTCCTCGGGCAGATCCACGAATCCAAGAACTCCGGTATTCGTCATCGGTCCTTCGCGGAGTTTCACGTCATCGTCGTAAATGACGATCTCTGAGACTGAACGAATCGAGTAGACGTTTTGCAGCGTTTCGGGGTCCGTCAGTCCTAGAAGGAACGCCTCACCGGTAACGGAGAAGTTCAGCGACAGTTGCTCCATGATGTTCGCGATCGCCAGACGTCCATTTCCTAAGTCAGCCATCGCGTTCGTGCAGGCTTCAATCACTTGGTCGGGTGCATCGAGCAGCGGATCGTCAATCGCGATTGGGTTATCCGTCTCACCCGTTAGCGGATAGGCGCCTGGGAATATTCGCATCCTCGCCGCGCAGTGTGACAGGAACCCTTCGGCATAGGAAAGCTCAGGAATGGAGTCGAACATCGTCCATGCAATTAACTGCCAGTTCTGACGCAGCATCCGCTGTCTCTGCGCCTCGACCTTGTTCCCGACCTCGATCTCCGACGAAGCAGCCGTAAGCGCACGAAACGTCTTCTTCGGCTTGGTCTTGGCGCGTTCGTGTCGGCCTTCCCAGCGTGTGGTCTTAGTTGCCATTGCGCTCACTGAGGACGCCAGCGACTGCCGAGAACGCGAAAGGTACACAGACGTACTGGAACCACGATCCGTTGAAGTACGCGATTGTCACGATGATGGCGGCGATCCACATGCTCAGGCACCAGGGGCAGGTTCCCAAAGTCCAGGCCCATGACCACAATGACTTCGGCTTCGGCGCGGGTGTTCGGCTGATTACATTGCCGGTGACGTTGTCGCGCTCAACGAGTTCGCCGAATGACTTTGACTTCAGCCAGTCTCGGATTGGTTCGGTTATTGAGTCCTCGACGCAAAGCCTGGTGAGCCTGTAGACGCAGAGGCTGTAGATCACGAAGAGCAAGAAGGAATGTGTCACAAAGCCACCGGCGTCACTATCTCAGCCACCAGATGGACTGCCCCGACTGTGGGAGGGGGAGAGGTCGTGTCAAGCCACTCAATCGCTTGTCCGCCGTACGCAAAAGTGTCGGGGTTCCCAGTAAGGCCGAACGCAGCAGCACCGCCGTTTCCTTCGGTGATCGTGTTGCCGTTCTGAGACGGCCCAGGCGCGACCATTGTCAGCGTTAGTGCTTGATAGTCATCTGAGAACAACGTGACGGTCGCGAGCGTCGAGAACGCCTCACCGTGAGCCGCGCCGATGGCGGCAGCGAAGGCGGCAATCGCTTCACTGGTGGTGCTATAGACACCGGGGGCGACGGTGAAGGTTTCGGGCGAACCGGCCCCTCCGGTTCCCGTGTAGACGAAGGTGTCGTTCACGCTACTCACGATTGTCAGTGGCAGCGAAAGGGGCTCGTCGCCGTAGAGGAACGCTGGGGTGAGCGCACCATCACCTACGGAGCCCCCGGCGTTACCTGCGAAGTCCGGTTCGCTTGAACCACTGAGAGCAGGTCCGCTCTCCTCGTTGACCCACAGCGTTCCATTCGCAAGGATGATGGCTTTCTTTAGCGCACCTGGCGTGGCGACCGTGTTGTCCTGAGAGCCGTCATACGATGTATCAGCTTCCCATGCAACAATCGGCGCCGCCCGCCACGAAGTTCCCGTAACGTTGCCGCCTGCCTCCGAAACCAACAGGGCCGCCTCGATCGGTCCGACCGTAGCTGCACTCAGCACCGACGCATTGAAGTCCGTCGCACCAGCGTCAAGCGCAGCGAAAGGACCGTACCCGCCGTTCTGCGCGGCGAGGAACAGCGTGTCGTAGGAAAGACCGGGCGATTCCGAGCCGAACGCGGGCGGCTTAATACCTGCGAAGGCCACCCAGCCAAATGACTTGACGGTACCGAATGCGGGCCACATATAGAGGCTAGCTACGAATGATGGCGGCAAGTTCGCGAAGTCACTCATGACACTGTCGGGGTCATCAGTGAACCGTATCGAGGCTAAGAAACTCCCCTCGGGCATATCGTAGAGCGTCTGGGGTCCGTTCATCACGGCGGAGACTAAATCAACGAGGCCAAGGTCAACCCATTGGACGGAGGAAGAACCACCGCCCGGTGTTGTTGGAATCCATTTCTTCTCGCTCGCGCTCCACGTCGCGACTTGACCGTCAGTCTGCACAGGGTCGAGCGTGAACGGGATGTAGGTCATGATCGTCGGTGCGGGCTCGTACTGCGCGAGGGTTGATAGGTCGACGCCGTAATACACCTTGAGGTCATTCACGGTGATCGTCGAGCCTTCGTAGGCGGCGCTGAGCGTCACGGTATTCGCTATGGGGTCGAAGGCGACGATCTCACTCGTCACTGAGGCTTCGGTCGACGAGAGGTTGACGAACGCTCCCGAGGCAAGGACGTTGGTCAACTGGACTACTGCCGAGCCGTGAGTGAATACCGCTGCAAGGTCAGTGAGGAACGGGTCGTCTTGAACGCTGATGATGATGGAGTACTCGACGACTGAGGAACCGTTGATGTTCTCTTGCACCACGTAGGCCGCCGATGGGCTCGCGGGGGTCGTTCCGACGTCATCGTTGGCTAAGAGGATGATTGGCTGGCCGCTCTGTTGGACGAGTTGACCCGAAGGATTCAAGACTCCGCTAATCGGGTTTGGTTGAATAGATTCGGTCCCATTCAACATTTCGGCATTTAACGTGAATGAAATCGTCCCTGACGCCGGCGAACCGTCCGCATTGCGCCGAGTTGCCTGCAAGGTTACGGGTGTAAAGCTCACGCGCTGACCGTGCGCTTCCACGGGGCCGGGGTCGGCAGGGCTAGCAAGACCGACCCGCAAAGACACTTGCCCTGATTGATGATGTACCCCTTCGTCAAGGTTGCGACTTCGATCCGTTCGTTGTAGCCGAGCTTGGCCTGTTGAGCGCAGACCGAATTGGGTTCAGCCAACTTGACTTCCAAGACGATACCGGGGACCTTGTTCGCGTCGGTTCGCCACACGATCATCCGGTGCGAGGTGATGAAGACCCTGACCTGCGTCATGAGCGTGCCATCGGAGGCCAGTATCTCGGCGCCCTTGATGTCGCGGACCAGAACCTCGTCCACTGTGTTACAGACCAGTGGCGACGACCGAAGAAGCGACGATGGTAGCAACAGCGACGGTGACCTTGATGTACCAACCAGCCGGGACGTCAATCACGAGCGTCTGTGAGGCAACGGCATTGGCTGCCGTAGCCGGGATGAGGTTGTCCGCGACTGCTGAGGTCGGCCCGACGTCGACCTTGACCGTGCCAGCGGTTCCACCGGTTATCCCGATGAAGTACTTGGCCGAGACGGCCGCAGTGTTTTCCTGGGCCGTTCCCGAAACCAACGTGGCCGTCGTGAAGGTGGGCGCTGCGGTCTTGGCGAGGTAGTACTCCCACACCAATTGCCAGTTGTCTAGATCTCCGGACATTTAATTCTCCTTGTTAGAACTCGTCGTCATAGTAGTGGGCGAGAAGGCTTGGAGCGTGAATGTGTCTTACGCGCTGCGCTTCTCGCGGATTCGTCGCGCGATTTCGGACTCTTCGGATTTCTCTGCTGCGCGGGGTTTCGGACCCGAGCCGACCGGTGAAGAGACTCTTGCCGTGCCGCCGATGATGTACTTCTCGTTGATGTACTGAGAGAGCATGTCGACCTGGTCGTCGTGGGTTCCTTTGTCGAAGGCCGTGTGTTCATTGATGAATCCCTCGACGTCCCACGCTAACTCTGGTGTCTCGGAGGCAATCTCTTTCGTCGGGAGCCAGATGTTGCCTGAGCGGACGTAAACCGAACCGGCTTCGGCGCGAGAGGTCTTTGACTCCGTTGGATTGATCGCAATCAGTCCAGGAATCTTCTTCTTCAGGACGTTTATGACCGCGGCACCGTTGGCCTTCTCTTCGATGTACTTCGCTCGAGACTTTGGAAAGAGTCGGCACATGCGTTCGAACTCCTGGATAGTAGACGTGAAATCCAACCGGGCCCGCATGACGTAGATGAGGAATGAGTCCGCGCCCTTCTTGGCTATCAATCCTCCGACGACGTAGTCCGTTCCCTTCGTGTCCTTGAAGGTCATATCCCATGACTGGCTTAGTTCATAACCCGGGACGTCGAATGTCCCGCCTTCATTTCGCTTCCACAGGACGGTGTCGTAGCGCCGCCACCACTTGGTGAGGAAGATCGTGCCAGTCCCTGGAGTGGGTTTGCCCTGGTACATGCACAGCCAATAGCGGTTCGGTGTGGCGTTCTTGGTTGTCTCCCAGTCCTCGCGTGAGCGACCTCGAGCCGACATCATGTACTCGCCGGGACTACGTCCGAGAATGTCCGTCTCGCCCTTCGAAGGATCGTGGTCGGCTTGGGCCGCGATGTTCACGACCACCCAGTCATCGAAGTTCTTAGCTCCCGATGAACGGTCCTCGTCGCGCTTGGCCGTAAGACGACCTACCAGGTCATTGTCAGCCCAGCGAGTAGTGAAGATCATCACCGGCGCCCACGGAGCGAGGCGAGGTCGGAACGTCGTCTGATACCACTCTTCTTGCTGATTGGAACGAAGGATCGACTCAGCGGCCTGGATGTCCTTGATGGGGTCATCTATATAACCCAGATCAGATGGGTGTCCGGTTAAACCGCCGCCAATGCCGATGGCGTAGATTCCTCCACCGGTTCGGAGCATGAACCTGCCCATCGCCTTCTGGTCGGGCATGAGCCTTAGTCCAAGGTCGACGTTGTCATTCGTTCCGTCGAAGAGTTCGATGTCGGAACGTATCTGGTAACTAATTCGAGTGGCGTTGATCCCGTCGTATGAAGTGAGGGTGATTCGAAGGCTCGGGAACTGGCGCATGAACCACTCGAGACCGTAGCGACCTGCCCTCGTAGATTTCCCTTCCTGAAATGGGAGCGACATGATCAGGCGCGTTATCCCTTGACTTGGGACTTCATCGGTGACTTGTTCGACGGCGTAGTTCTCATCGACTCCGCTCACGAGCAGTTCCTGCAGTCTCCGGCGTCTCGAGTACATCACGTCAATCGCTTTACCGACCTCGACGAGTTTCGAGTCGACCAATTGCAATGCGGGCGTTTGAACGGTTGTGGGGTCAAGGGCCATTGCCAACGCGCCTGGGGTCGGGAACTCCATCGCGCGCCTGATTCGCTCGGTTTCAACACGAATCGCGAGTCGTGCCTCTTCGCTCAGCGCGTTCCATTTGGCTCGACGTTCGTCTTCGGGGAGTTTGATGAACTCTCTCGCAGAGGGTGAGAGTAGTTTCACAATTTCAAATGTTCGGTCTGACCGAATAATGCCATTCTCTAAAGATAGAGGAAACTCATCGGAGCCTTCACTCCGAGAGGAAGAGATTCCGGGCGGTCGAATCGCCGAGCATTCTGAATGATGAAGCCAACTGCGGTCTTGGTACCCTCGAAATAGGCGAAGAACCGCTTCCGATCAATCCCACCGATCTCGCCGTACTTAGCCCACATGTACTGGGGGCAATAGATCACTTGTTCCATTATTTCGAATTCACCAATGATCGCTTTAATGGGAGAGGTCGAATAGATCAAGACTTTCGAGATGTCGGGTGCCAATGCCCTGCGTCGAAATTCGATCCCTTTGATCCCATCGAGAATGGCGTCTGCAAATTCTGGATGAATCGAAAGAAGAGCTTTGCGTTCCATATCTTCATTATACCTGACCAGAGAGTATATCTCCTGTTGCCTTCTATCCCTAAGCCCTGCAAGGAGACCAGGGCTTGCCTCCTAATGGTCAAGCAAAGCCCTTCGTTCAATCAATGCTTCAGCCTCGCGTCGCTCGGACCAGGCCGGTCCGCAATACTCAAACACGGCATTGGGCCTTGAAGATTGATGCCAGTGTTCATGCATCCGTGACGTTCCCACAAAGCCCTTGGACCCTACATAGCCAGGCTTTTGTTTGAGGCTCCAATTCGGGCTTCGATCCATCGCTCGGATGTACGCCGGATGAGCTGGATAATTCCTCAGCCGTTCGCCAATGACTTTGTAACACGCACCTAAATTCTCACTGAGAATGAAGGCAAGTCCCAGCCCCTGCCAATCAGGAAGCGTCACTATCCGTGAAATGCCCATGATGTCCTTGGCCTTGGGGTGAGGTCGACGCATGATGCCCGTGAATGCCACCGGTTCATCGTTAACGAAGATGGCGTAACACCGAGCCGACCGATGGAGTTTGGCGCTCATATAGTGATACGGAGCGAAAAGGGACCAGAGGGCGTAATCGGCTGGTCGGATTTCCGCTTCGATCCTGGGGCGGGGTTGAACCGACCTCCAAGAGAACGTGCGTTTGGCGACGTCGATCACCCAGTCGGGTTGCAGCCAGTCCTTGATGTCATAATGGCAACTGACGGCCACGAATTGCTGATGGTTCTTGCGCACCCATTTTTGCACGGCGTTCGCGCCTATCTTCGCAACCTGTCGGTCAACGACACTCGTGAATTCATCGACCACGATCATCTCATCGGGCGCGGCGTCGAGCATCAATCTGGCTAGAATCACACGGAACTGTTCACCATTACTCAATACATAAAAGGGGCGAAGCCATGCCGGCACGGTATTGAATCCGACCGCCGAGCAGACACCCGAGATTTCATCAATGCTGTGCTGGATTCCAAAATCATCTATCACACTCGGCTCACCCCAGTTAAGTGTCTTTGGTTCACCAAATACATGACGCATTATGGTCGTCTTACCTGACCCCGACGGCCCTACTATCAGCCCGATGCTCCAAGGCTTATCCTCCCAGGGCGCATCGATCTTCCATTCGAGTTTGTGACGTTCCTCGGGCGGTATATCGAACATCGAACTGAGCTGCTTGGCTCGAATTGATGTAGAAATCTGGCTGTCCACTGTGATATCAATGATTGGCATATTCCTCCTACAGCATCAATGGACGAGCGTTAAGGCCCTCAGCGGCAAATGTCTCTAATAAGACCGCCTGTTCTTGCTCCCCGGCGCAGGTCACGATTATCGCATAGCCAACATCACCAAGTTGCGGTGAGGCATCAAATTCGATGTGTTCCATCAATTGCAAGGGTTCAAAACCGTACTGGTCCGTGTCCCATCCCTTGGAGTCGAGGTCGAAACGGATCTCGGTCAGCGTCGACGTGTCCCACTCGGAGAGTTCGGCGGTCTTGTTGTCAGCTAACGCAAAAGCCTGGGCCTGCTCGTAACTCCACTCGTCAGGGGTGCGTGAGATGGCGATCTTCGTCCAGCCCAACTGCCTCGCCGCTTCGAGTAAGCCGTTACCAGCAATGACGGTGTCGTGCCAGACGACGAGGTTCTTCTGCTGACCAAAGGCCGTCAAGCTCTCGACTAACTCAGGGATGCCCTGCTCGTGGCTACGGGCGTTCTTCGGGTCTGGGGTGAGTGAATCTAGTCTGACGTTCTCGAGTTTCATGGCTTCTTCGTGTAGTGCGCGACCAGGACTTGCCTCACGACCGCCGAGGGTTTGATGTTCAGAGTCTGGGCTTCGTTCTCGATCATGTTCCTGAGTTCGGGTTTCACTCTGACGTGCAGGAGTTCGGTGCGGTTCTGGCGCTCAGTCATGTCAAGCACTCCGTGCAGTTGACGAGGTCAGTCATCGGACACCTCATCGCTTCGGGTGGCGAGTAATGACAGAGCAGCCCATCAGGGCACGGGCATGATTCATCGCCGTGAGGACAGATGGTTTCGACGAGATCAGGCATTCGGCCACCGATCGAATACCACGCCCTCGGGCATGACCATCCCTGACGGAGTTCGAACTGGCATGGCCTTCAAGACTGCGATGGGTGTGTGCTTGGAGGCGTTCTCTTCGCGCTCGATTGCTGTCTCTATAGCAACAAGGACGAACTCGGTCTTCGTGCAGTGGAGTTTTGAGACCTGCTTGAGAAGTCGCTCGTGCAGGTCGTCGGAGATTCGAGCGGAGACGGTGTTAGCCATCAGCGGAAGCAACTCGTGTTCGGTCCGTCAGGGTCGATCGGCTCCAACATGGCTGTCACCAGTTCGTTGTAGAGTTTCTTCTCTTGGCCGCGATCACGTAGGCGGCGGCGAACGTGCCACCAACGAATCGGTCGATACTTCGGGATTATTAGTTTTGCTAATCCTTCGGCCTGTTGACTTGACACGGGCCAACTCATGCTCACGTCTTCAAACTTCGGAAGCCAGTCGCGCATCGGCCTTTCTCCAGTTGGCTCAAAGCCGGTGAGCCGATCATCTCGAGGATGATTGTCAGGTGTCACGATTGTCCTTCAGCGTCGGTGAGTCCGGGAGTTCAAAAACCGTCTGGCATCCGTGACAGCCCCACAGGGTGACGAGGTTCACCACGGGATCGCACTCGTAGGATTCGACGCCGGGGCGTTTCACGAGAACCGCGAGGTCACAGACTTCGGCTGAGGGCAGGTTGCAGGTCGAACACCACATCTGAGTTGGCTCACCGATTCGCTGGCCGGAGAGTTCGATGAGGAACGGCGCGAAGACGTCGTTCAATTGGTCGCGGAGGTCGTCGTTCATTCCTCACTCGCTTCCTCAACGGCTTTGGCTTCCAACAGAACCTTGAACACGTCCTCACCGGAGAGTGCGATGTCGACGGGTCCTCCGTCCTTGCCGGTGAGTTCCGTCGCTGACTTGGTTGAGTACTCGTCGCTCGCTTGATGTGTGAGCTTGAACTTCGCCGTAGACGTCGCAAGGGCTCGATCGGCGTCAGAAGCGTTGTTCCATCGCTCTTTTCCTGAGCCTGATTCCAGCGCGAAGGCCAGGACGGTTTCGCACCTGCGGAGCCACTCATCTTCGACTACGGCGCTTGCTGCGAGAAAGGCGATGCACTTGTTGTCGAAGGCGTTTCGCTTAGTAGGGGTCTTTTCCAAGGCCGCTTCGCCGCGGGCCTTCCAGTTTTTCACGGTCGTTATGTTGACGCCGGCGAGTCTGGCTGATCGCTCCCACGAGATTCCTAGCCTGCGGTTGACGAAAATCTGCTCTTGGACCTCATCGGTCAATGACGGTGGCCTGCCGCCAGCGTGTGTGACAATCTTGCGACGACCGTCGACCTTTTTCTTTGGAGTCACCATTTGTCACACACTAGAACTTTTGTCACACACTTTCAGCCTTTGTGTGACAAAATGATTCTCGTCTGGTGCGGCTCGCTCGCCTCTGAGAGGTCCAGAAATGGGGGTCGCGCCGAGACGTGAGGATCCCGCTGATTTCTGACGGGACTCCTCACAGCTCGTCAGCGTGACACGGGCTCAACGGCTTAATTAGGAGTGATTCGACCTTGAATCTACTACGCGACGTCGACCGTCACCCAGTCCACGTACATCGTGACTGGGGTGCTCGCGGTCACTGAGGGGTCAGCCGGGGGCGCGAGAACGGATCCTCCGTCGCCGGTCTGGATTTGCAGGCACAGATACTGCGGGGTCGTGAGCCCGCCAGAGATTTGCGCGGCGCTGAACGTGAACGACCCGCACTCAACGAAGTTCACGCCGTCCACGCTGTGACTGATGGTCACTCCCGTATCCGTCCAGACGCGCCGGAACGCTCCCCACTGGGAGAAGTCCACGCCGGTCGGCGCAACGATTTCGATTTGCTGTTGCTGGCTCTGGTTGTCCCAATGGATGGCGGCGGCGAACTTGGTGATAGGCCCCTTGGCGGTGATGCCGCCGAACTCGGCCCAGTCGATTTCACCGGAACCGAAGTCAATCGCCATCGGCGCTATGCCGGGATACACGTCGAACTTCATGCAGACGGTCTCGACGCTGCCGGGACCGATGGCGGACTTGACCTGCACGCCAGCGCCAGCCCACTGGTTCACCGCTGCCGCCTGCGACGCGGTGTACTCGTAGCACTTCACGATGTTCACTGGGTCGGGATATGCCTCGAGGCGCAAGAGACTGTCGCCCTTCAAGACGGTGTGGCTAGAGCAGAAGTAGCCGATCGAGGCGACCCACCCGCCGTTCTTTTCGATCGCACCGCCTGATTCCCCGTTGTAGTCGGGATCCCAGACTGACGAGAGCGTGGTCGTCTCGAAGTCGTCGACCAGTGATCGCGTCATGCCTGCAGCCACCGGAGGGATCGGGATGCCACTTGCCGTCACTGGGGTAGGCGGCGGCGTAGGCGGCGGCGGAACCACCGCCGGCGTCACGTACACGGTCTCGATCGGCGGGAAGTTCTGATGGACTGAGTCCCATGATCTGATTGGTTCGCCGTTCACCAAAGGCGGAGCTTCGGCGACGAGGTTGGCTGCTTTGAGTTCTGCGGGCGTTGGGTTCATACTCGGATTCTACGGCGAAAAGCCCCCGAGCGAAGAACTCAGGGGCGATTTCGCTGGCGGGGTTTTCCTCCTTTCAGTTTGTGTTACAAATTCATTCCTCGCCCCTAGGGGATTGAGTGAGGGCCAAAATAGCGGCGATTTCGTTTCGGAAGTCCTCTGCCGCGCTGTCGTCCTCGAATATGTAAAGCGGTGTGTCGCGGACCAACGTTGCGATTTGCGCTAGTGCGGCGGCGGCTGGGTGTTCAACGGGAGGGTCGTGCTTGGGATGAGGATGCTCATAAATGCAACCGGCGTCATAGCAGACCTGCTCAGAGGGCAGAGACCCGAGCGATTCAAGCAGTCGCACCTGTTGGCGTAACCACTTCGCTACATCATCAAACTGCTCCCTCTTGCCAATTTCGTCAAGTTTCTCCGCTGTCAGTCCCTCGGCTCCAGAATCAGAGAGGCGGGAGATTTCGGCGCGGAGTGTCTTGATTTCGTCGCGCATGTCGTTTATCAGACCGCGTGCATGAGCCAGGTCTTTTTGGTCGCTCATTTCTCTCCCGTTTCCTCGGCGGGCATCAGTTCATCGCGGCGGAACGCCATCGCGTCCTCACCGTGACCGGGCCCACGATCCCAGCGAACCCACACTCGCCCGTCCAGCGTCCCTATGACGGTCCCGCGCCGCTTGTTGGCGTCCCTGGTGAGGTTGGACAGTTTCACGCGCTCGCCTTTTTTCACTTTTGCTCCGTTCCCTCGGCTCCCAGACCTGTTGAAAATATCGCGTCGAATCGTTCGTTGTCTCGTGAGTCGAATGGTTCCCACGCCAGCGGTCGTCCAAGCACGTCCATTGATCGGATGGTGAAACAGCGCGGGCAAATCTGACCGCTTCGTTTTCCCATCACCGCTTCATAGAGTGTCGTCGTGGCGACCCACAGAACGTAGTCGCGACCACACACTTCGCATGCCTCGCCGTAGTGTCGGCCTACCTGCGTCAGCCAAAGAACTCTGACCAATGCCACGAACCGCCGTCGCTTGGCGTAGCACCTGATGTCCTTTCGCCCAATGCCCAACCGATGAGCCACGCCACCTTCACCGCGCCATCCGCCTTTGCAGTTCATTGCGTTCCCTCGGCTCGTCCAGAAGCGATTTCAATTTCGTCAAAGTCGTACCACTCGTCCATGTCAAACAGCGCGTCGAGTTGAACGGCGCGACCTTTGACGACCCTCACTGTGAAATGGATGGTCTTTAGCGCGTCGGGCAGATGCACGAACGTCACTTGATCGCCAACTTCAAAGTTCTTCTCGTCAGGGTCGGAACACTCGTTGTGCAAATCACCAACCGCGACCGGCAGACCACACGCCACGCAAATCTCTTTCGGCGTTTCTGTTTCCGGCTCGGCTCGTGAAGGGGCGGCGAGAGATTCAAGAAATGTCAGAACCGATTCACACGCTTCCTGCCATCCTCGGTTGTACGGAAATGCGAGGTCGAGATTCGGATTGTGAACTTCTTTGCCAAGCCAAGCCCACAATTCTTGAATCCCCTTTTGTTCGCCCCCCTCGGCTAGAGAAGCTGCAACTTCAAGAATTGGAGAATCATGCGCCGCTTCCCAGTGATATTCGATAGGCAGTTCCAGCGTGTGGTCGAAACCCACCGACTCGATTCCGCCGTCATTTACCCATTCAGCGATAACGCAGCCGTGCTCGTAGGCGATGGTGTAGCACGTTCCTTCAACGTCAGGGTCGCCACACCCTCCCTCTGGATGAGTTCGGCACACTTGACGGCAGGGGTGCGTTGAATTGAGATTGCAGGTCAGGTGATAGCGCGTGAACTCACCCAACTCAACTTTCAAAACGTGGCCCGGCTCCTTTTGCTCGGCTAGAGAGGGTGCAGATGTTTCGTCAATCATGATCGCTCCTTTGTCGGTATAGCTCATCATTGATCCCGAGTACCTCGTCCACTGAGTGCATCACTGAGTCGTGGGCGAACTCTTCGAACTTGATGCCGAGGATTTTGCAGACCTCCGCGAGTCGCTTGCGTTCCTCGGCGCTGAAGGTGACTTTGCGGTTCATACGCTGTGTCGGGTGATCCGTGGGTGAGAGCCCCCGCCTTCGAGTTCCTGGCCGTCCTTCCAGGCTTCGGTCCAGAGATTGTAAGTCGCGACGGGGGTGCGGGTGGACTTGTCGTTGGACTCTCGTTCGAGAGTGAACCAAACTTCTCTTTGGCGATTGTTTCTCACTTCACTCCCTCCAGGTTCTTGTATGACTAATCATACACGGTTTCAGCGCAATCGCAAGTCAATCCCCGTGCTTCACGCCACGGATGATGTCCGCCCGTAGCACCCCCGAGGCCCGAGCGAGTTCAGCCTGAGAGTCGCCGGCTTCTAATCGACGTTTCCAGATCCTTCGTCTCCGAGCGTAGATGCCGTTCTTCTTGTCGGTCAGACTTGCTATTTCGCGGAGTTCTTGGTAGTCGCGTTCCTTAGAGATTCGGGGCATTCACCACTCCGACGAGTTCTCCGAGTCGTTCCATCCTCGCCAAATCACACGCTGGCGCGATGTGATTTGTCAGACGCTCGCATTCATCTTGTGCTTCCTTCAGAAGGCTCAGAAGTGCGTCGTCTTTGGCGGCGGCGGCGTAGGCGGCGGCGTAGGCGGTGGCGTTGGCGGCGGCGTTGGCGGCGTTGGCGGCGGCGTTGGTGGCGGCGGTGGCGTAGGCGGCGGCGTTGGTGGCGGCGTTGGTGGCGGCGGCGTTGGTGGCGGTTTCCTTCGTCGGATTGTCGCAGTACACTTGCGCGGACACAATCGCGTCTCGACAGACCT